ACTATAACCAGGCCCATACATGCCGTTAGGATGACCATTATACTCGTATCCAGGATTAATGCCATCAGCATTATTAGCTGCTTCAGCATGTGTCATAACTCGATCAACATCGATTGTCAAATCTAAAACTCCCGCCAGCACCGCTATTACTTGTGCCATAACTTCTAACTGAGTTTCAGTTGGCGGTTCAGATCCAAAATCATTAGTTGCGGCTCCGGCACAACATGCAAGCGATATCCCAATTGCACCCGTATTGCGTTTATAGGTATGAGACAAGATTTGCGATAGATCATTACCATTCACATAAATACTCCCATCATGATCAATGTGAATGTGATAGGAAGGAGAAAACTGGCCATAATGGCCAGCACTCCAATGTAAGTATAATTTCACGTCTCTCCCGCAACTTTTAGCAGCTGACCAGAGTTTATTTTTGCTCTGCAGTGCAATTTGCCTGAGTTCCATTAATGTTACTTTCCGCATTCCCTTTCCCTCCTTCAATTTGTCGCCATGTATCTAAGCCACGTTTAATCGTATTGCTTCCTAATTGTAGTCCCAGCGCAGTTAAAACCTTATCCAGCATGCTAGTAAGGTTTACAGCCGTATCTGGATACAAAAGCATACGATAAACAATTACTAGCACGGTAACAGCCAACATAGCAATGATAACGCGATTTAAAGATACGTCTTTGGCATCGTCGCTCTCGCATAATACTAATGGCAGGTTAGATACAACCTGCCGTACATTCTGCCAAAACATTAGTGTCCTCCCTTCGGGATATTGTTAAATAAGAAGCTTAAAACCGACACTAACAAGCCCACAGTAGCACTAATTATTCCTGCCGTCTTATATACACCATCAATGCGGTGATGCGCGGATTTCGTGCTAGCATCAAGACTGACAATAGACTTACCGTGGGCAATTAACTCATCTTGACAACGCGGACATTGGACAGTTAAACTTTTCAACGTTGTTTCAATTGTAATCAACCTGTCCAAAACCTCGCGTTCGAAGGATTTTTCCTCTCCCAACACTCCACCCCCAAAAAATATTATTCTATCCTAATTGATTAACACGGTTCCCGTGGCATATTGCTCACCCCACTAAGAAAGAATTAGCTCGTTAGGAGGGATGCCTTTGATATGGTTCAAAGAAAAGCCTAAAGGAATCTTACTCTGGTTGATAACCCTGCCTTTAATACCACTTGTTATCTTCCTATACCAATTCATTGTTGAAGCCCTATTCATTGCCTTAGTCATATCAACTTTTGTGTGGGTATTCGTCATATGGCCATATCGTTTTTTAAAATGGTTGTACGAACAATATTGCAATAAAGAAGAGAGCCGCTAATTAGCAGCTCTCCTTTTTTTACTTCTTGTCTTTTTTGAGTACGTTATCCATAGCCTGCTTATAGATGCTATTTCCAGATTGCTTCTCCCGTAGCTCCTTTTGAGCTTTCTCAAAGATACCACCGGTAATATTTTTCTTTTTAGCCGGGGTCTGCTTTTCAGGAAGAAACTCACCTTTTAGCGCCTGGTCAGCTAGCACAACAGCTTCACGACTCAGCTGATCAATTTGCTCTCGCTTAGTTTTAGAATCAATTGTCTGCGATAACAGTACAGTCTGAGATTGATCCCTATTGTCCTGCAAAGCCTTACTCGCTAGCCGATACATTTTTAAATCCGGAGGAACAGGAACTTCATCCCGTAGCTCTTTTGTACTTTTGCCGGTTGCTGCAGCCGTATCCATCAATTGAACCTTATGTGCTTGCTCTAATTCTTCCAAGTGTTTATAGAACTCGTCGATATTGTCTGCATTGCGATAATTTTGAGTAAAGAAGCGTCGAACTACCGGCCACTCCTGCCAGTATCTCATCGGTGCATTTTCATATTTACCATATGCGAGGTCGATTGATTCAGTCATGGTAGTACCAACACCACCAGTGTAACCTCGGATGTAGTTATCAACAAACCGGGGAGAAACGCCAAAAATTTCACCAATTTTTCGTGCAACCAGTGTCGTACTCGGACCGTATTGACGCTCGGGTGGCAATGTCTTTTCATTCTGAGGAACGATGCCCCTGTCCGAAAACAAACTGTAATTTGACATATGTTCATATACGGGCGTTATCGCAGTAGGCAAAAGAGTAGGCAGTTGATTAGTGAGCAGCTTACCCATTTCCTTGAAAGCATCAGGATTATTTTGAACAGACCACTCCATGAACCGGACCGGCATCGTTGCAAACATCGTACCGGCTAGAAATGGTTTTGGAACGCTAAAAGTAAATGTATCGTTGATAGGAACATTCCAAAACATATCCTTACGCCATTGCGGAAGTTTCTTATAGCGATCGTCATCTTTATACATCCACCACAGAAGCAGCGAAGGAATCGTTAGCAGCACGATATGTTTTACCCACGCCTGCATCGTGCGATCGTACATTACATCCTTAACGCTACCTTCGCCCTTAGCTACATCTTTTACTTTTTCTTTCAATTCACTACCGCCAGTAAATAAGACCCTAAACACCTTATCCCAATCAAGAATAGTAACTTTACTAAATACTGCTACCCGATTCCACACAACAGACGCAGGGCCACCTTTAGAAAAGTCAATTGTTAAATCTCTTGCATTTAGAGCTCTCTCAGGTAAGCTAAAACCTTCTTCCTTTTCACGAATATATTCACCAACACGCGGAGCAGACTCTACCATTTGCCCTACACGTTCCAACATTTCAATCATATGCATAGGGCTGAACTTTCCTAATGCAGTTTGCTTGCGTATCTTTTTTATCGCTTCCTGAGCAAAATTGCGGTCAGTAGAATAAAAATCACTCATGGCCGTTCCGGATGATACATATTCCCACCAGAGTTTATCCTGTTTGGCAATGGCCATCATTCCACGGAAAAAATCTCCTTTAGGTATATATCCGGATGGAGAATTGACATAGCTTGTCACCAAATCACGCGAAACATTCACAGCAAGAAAAGCCGGATTCAGAGAAACAAAACCCGCCCTAGCAATGCGTACAACCATACTTAAAAATTTCAGGAAAAGGTTTGAGGTATCTACTTCCTGCTCCATCATAGACTTGTAAACTTCCGGTACCCCAATTTGATAAAACTTGGTCTTACCATTAACCAATACCTTAAATACGCTATCTTTATCCGATGCACCATTTCTTACAGGACGCTTAGCAATAATAGATTCTATCTTTCCACCATCACCACGGGTAATTATAAGCTCATTTCCCTTTTCATCAACCGGATTACCAACCTTATCGGCATTTAACCATTTAGGCTCATTTTGGCTATCATATTCAACAAATGTCTCGCCTTTTTTAGTAATGGTTTCGGCAACCTCTTCGAGAGCAACCTCTTTTTCGGAATATGCTATTTCAGGGACCTCTTCTATTAGCCACCCCATATTTGAATGATTGTCTGCAATGCCAGCAAACAGCTGCTTCACTTTATTGCGTTCAGCTTGCTCAAGCATTTTAAAGACATTGTGCACTATAGACTCTGCTGGATTAACAATGTCACGCACACTGCCAACCATTTCTTTTAAACTATCGCCTAACTTTTCATAAGCAGCTTCTTCAAAAACACGCATTAGGGGAACGTAGTTCGGATACGCCTTGCGTAAGCCTTCAGCTTTCCCTTTAGATACAACACCATAATCAACCATGATATCCATAAGGTTATTACTAAAATCAACGATTTGCCTTCCAGCGGTTACAATTTCCGGCCGTGCAGACTCAACCGTATTTAACCAATCTTCGTAATCAAGAGGTGCTTCTTTTTTACTTGCTACAGTAAGCATATGCTTAGAAACAACATATTCAAATAACTCTTGGTAAACCTCTTCATTCCGGTCCGCACCAATCGAACTAATAATGTCAGACAACGGAATAAATTTGCTAAAATCTACATTCGGGTGAACAGCCCTTAAGCCATCACGTACAGTCTGCACACTAGTACTTTTGTTTTTACCGATCCCAAGCATAGCATTAGCCTTACCAGCTAAGCCACGGGTTAATAAGGCTTGAATATATGGATTCTGTTCAATAGGAAGCTTTTTGCCAATCATCTTTTCTACTTGATCAATTGCTTGTTTCATAGGAAAGCGGCGCTCAACTAGCTGTCGATAAACATAAGCCATCGCTTTACCAGCTTGTTCTTTACTTTTAGCTGACAAGGATCGAATCGTCAATTTTTCTTTTTGATCCCAGGAAATAACCCCGCTTACTCTTTCTCTGGATGTTTGATTATACCAACGATACATCATATCTTGAATAGTTCTAACATCCCGCAATTTGGCTCCTATGGCCTTTTCGAACTCTTTTGCATAGTTCGGATATTGAGCGGTATTCCCCGTAATGTAGTCAATAAAAAATTGCCCTACGCCATCTTTAACTTCCACGGCATGAGGCAATTCATTTAGCTTAAATTGATTGTCTAAGAGCTCTCCAATTGAATTTAACAGACCGGGAAAGTCAAACGCTTTTTGACTGCGGATGACATTTGCAAACTCTTTGAATTCATTTGAAGACGAAGCTCTTCCCCACCTCACCGGTGCAAATAATTCAGTAATCTTATCACGGATCTCTCTACGACTAATTTTTTGAACATTAGGCTTCGTAAATTTAAACACCAGCTTTTCTGGGACTTTAAATTGATTAGTTCCAGTCCTTTCCTGGTTACTCTCCGCAGTAGTTGGTGTTTCAGATTTGGGTGCCTGCTGATCAAATTGTCTATAGGTTACAGATCCGTCTTGATTTTCACTTCTACTCCATCCACGTTTTTCAAGGCCAGCCATCATACGCTTGTTTTGTTCAGTAAAATCGGTTTTTCCATCCTTGGCAGCAGGACGAAAGGTCATTTCACCTTTTACGGATGACTTTCTGTTTTCTGCAGCTTTAGGCTCTACGTCAGTTGATTGACTGCCTCCACGTGTTTGACTTAATACATCTGCAGCAACATCCGGATTCTCGGAGAGATAGTAAGCTAATCCCTCTTGTTCAAAGAGTTTATCAAACAGGCTAAACTGCTGCTTACTCAAAGTCACTTTAGCTAACGCATAAACAGACACTAAATCTGTATATGTTTTATCTTCATTGCTAAAGCTACGCAATTTAGAATTAATAGCACGAATATCAAGATCCTGGTTTTGAATAAATCGCTTTATTAACTTATCTAAATTTCGCTCATTTTTAATGATATCAACAAGTTTTTCATATGTGATTTTATCATTAGCTCTAAGCTCCTGAATAACAGCAGTCCCTTCTGTTATCCACTTGCCTTTTATATAACCAAGAACTTCACTGTCAAACACGCCATTATGGTCCATACTATGAATAGTTTCATGAAGGAATATCTGAGCTAAATCGTCGCCAAAAAGGTTTGGATTGAAGATGATTTTTCTATCAAGCGGTAAGTATCTGGCCATTTGCTGAGAACGAATTCCAGAGAAGTCTTCAACAGTTCCCATTGCATATGTGACCTTGCCGGCAGCTATGAATGTTTTAACCTGTTGTGCCAGATCACCATGATAATCTTTAATCGCCTTTAAAATCAGTTCTACTTGTTCTTTTGATAAGCTGCTCTCAAAGCGTTCTCGTACTCTTGCCCCTTCATCAGCAGATTCCTCATGTTCGTTTCTGCCCACTCCGATTCCATCGGATCTTCTCCTGTTATTTCGATTATCTTCTGACGGGCCTCTTCCTCCAGGCGCTTGCTTTCCACCTTGTCCACCATTACCACCCCCAACTACATTATTCGTACGTTTATTTGCTGCAGCATCCCGCACTTCCTTCCAAACCCTACCAATGACCGATCTAAAGTTATTCCACATATCGCCAAGAGTTTCATGCATCTTTGCCATCCACTGTTTACCGGTTACATATCCTTGCTCCATTAGATGCTCACCTAATCGAACTAAACGCGGAATAGCATCTGTCGCTTTTTTGATATACGGGCGAAGAGCAGCTTCAATATCAACATTATCAAATTTACCAAAGGTAGGGTCAAAGCCAACTGCAAGCTTGTCTGCTTGTCCAATTAGTTTAGTTTCACTAATCTCATCCATAAAGGCTTTTCTGGCTGCAGCATTTTCAAATGCAAACCCCTTTAGAGCTCCCCCCTTATTAAAACTGTTATACCACCCATCATGTTGTTTTGCGATTTTTGATATTTTACTAAAATCATCACCTAAGTGCTTCATAGGTGTAGCAACATATATAGGTTTTAGAGTTTTTGTATGCTTAAATTCGCCAAGTTCAAAAGTTATAGATTCCGTTTTTTGCTCCTTAACGACTTCCATTCTTTGAGCTTGTTCGTCTTTTAAAACTCGACCAGGCATTGATAGGTTCTCTAGTCGCTCAAACAACTCATTGATATTATCGACGTTAGAAAGATCGACATTACGCTGCTGTAATTTATGAAGCAACTCACTGTCTTTTTCTTTGTGCTTTTCAATAATAACAATTTTAGTTCTGATACCAGTACCGGCGCGTTCAAAGGTTACGGACGGAAGTTTTATTTCCCCTACAAGATAAGCTCCATCAGCAGCATCTGATTCCTGCCAACGTTCAAACCGCTTATCAGTCATTCCACCGTCTGGTATTAACGCAACGATTCTACCGCCATTATATAAATGTTGAAAGGCTTTAGCAACATGCTCAATAGCCGTCTTACCACCATGGCCATATGGCGGGTTCATTATAATAGAATGAAACTTATTAACTATATGATAGTTTTCAAAACGTTCAGCAACAAGCTTTGCAGGACTATTCATAGCCGCCAATGGGCCAAGTTCATAACTCGGCTCAATCATTACATGATCGCCTTTTTCAGGGAAAAATCTCGCAATCGCTCCATGGCCAGCCGATGGTTCAAGCGCTCTTTCTCCCTCCTTCATATCAGCCCACTCTACCATTTTTAAGCCTACTGGCTCTGGCGTAGCAAAATAATCAGTCCCCTCGGCTGCTTTGTTCCTATTTGTCTTCTTTTGTTGACCGAAGTAATACGATATAGCTCTTTTAAAATTGGTCATTTCCTGACGACTTGCCCGGTCCCCGGCCTTGCCACCTCTACCCTCACCCTGAGCACCAGCAGGATAATCGTCACTTAATTGGTATGCATCAATAAAAGCCTCTTTTAATCTCCGCGCATCTTGCCCTAATGCAAGGTTTTCAGCCGTCGTAGCACGTTCAGCTATTTTAGTCGCAAATGTATAACGTTCAAAACTCGTTCCTGTGTTCAGATACCTAAATATAGCATCCGATTTTTGCCCTACTCGGTAAATGCGTCCTTCAATTTGTATCGCAGCAGTCGGTTTTACAGGCATGCCAAGATTGATGAGTACTCTTTGGTGTTTGCCTGTAGTATCGTGTAAACTAATCCCTTCCCGGCCAGCATCAGACTGAACCACAAGTAAACTCTTTTCGCCGTCATCTTGATTAAATATATCAACATTATTCCTACGCACCTTATCTGGAACTGTACCATTAAAGAATAGAGCTTTTTCTCCAAAGGAAGCCTTCATTTGAGCAATTGGAGACTTCAGATCACTAAAATCCAGATTGATTAAGTCACGCCGCTTTGATGAAAAGTTATTGTATTGTTCCCGAATATCATTTGGAACATAGTCAAACTTAAACGGATGGAACCCCCCGCCTTTGTTAAAATCATGGAATACCACTACCTTGCGGCCTAGCGCAATATGGTCTTTAATCATGTTCACGGCATGCCGCGATTTAATAGATTCCAAAAGATACATTCGGTCATGATACTTAAAGCGTTCCATCACAAAGTCGTATAACTCGCGATATTTACCACTATCAGTTTCAAACAGCCACTGAAGACCTTCATCAATTTTAGCGCCTATAGCATCATTAACCAGGGAGAATTTACGCTCATAATCTTTGTCTACTGAAAGCATACGGCCAGATAAAGAACCTTGTTTACGCAGCCACTCATGGAATTGCTGCTCCATTACTTCATTATCGACTTGTGAATCAGGTTTTGTTAGCTTATTGTATCGCATACGGTAGCCAAAATGGTTAATGAAGAACTTTTCCCTCGCATCCGGAGCATTATAAGCCTGAGAATTCGAGCTTTCACCATAGTTAAAAAGAAACCCTTCTGCATAGTCGATATTTTCAACATAAGCAAATGGCGTAGCAGATAAAAATAAAACCCTCGGCTTATCTTGTGGCTTAATTTCATCCCACTCTTTATAATACTTATCACGCAGCGCATGAACTTTTGTCGATATTTCTCTCGCCTTATTCTCAAGAGCGGGTACTTTTGCGATAGCTGTCCTGTCTTCCGACTTCTCGCTAAGCCTCACTTCGTCCCATGCATCACTTTCTTGTTGTACAAGTTCTTTTTCAATATTATTAAAACGAGAGTAATATCCCCGCTTATGAACCGCAATTGCCCGAAGATTATCTGCGGCGCCAGTTACACCACCACTTTGACTACTAGCCAAATAATGTGATTCGTCGGTAACAATCAGGTCCCAATTACGATTAGATAGTTCTTGGTTTTGGCCAAGATTAGCATATGTTGTAATTGTTATACCGGCACCTGCTGATTTAGTATCATCCAATTTTGATATGGACAAATTTAAGTTTCTGCCAGAGCTAATCCATCCATCAATAATCTTACTGTTTGGAGCCGCAATAAGAATATTATTCTTGCCTTGCATAGCAAATCTCTTTACAACCCCAAGTCCGGAATATGTTTTACCAGTACCGGTCCCGTTTGTAAACAGCACACCGTAACCATCTGGCACTGTGAATCTCTGCTCAGCAAAATAAACATCATCTTGTTGTTCGGGCATCAAAAAAGGTAGCGTTTTCCGGATGTTATCCAGGTCAGCTACCTTGACATTAATAGATTCAGCTTTTTTCTGCGCTTCTAACTTCTCTGAAGTTTCGGTTCGGTCTGCAGCAGATTCATCAACTGCTTCTGCTGCTCTTGGGTCAGCCGGTACTCCCGTGTTGCTAGAATTGTCGCTTCCTCCAAAGATGTCACTTCCGGAAGAGCGTTTCTTATCCACGGATGAGTTTTGGCGTACTCCCTTATCCCCTGAGCTTCTGCCACTAATGGAGCTACTGTCAGATACGCCAACACCACTGTCTGATCCAGCCCCTTGGCTTCCAGTCTTGTCGCTTCTTCCTCCATCGCTTCGGCTAGCTCCTCTTGATCCATCGGGAAGTATTGTTGCCCCCATTCCGTCTCTATCGGACACGTCTGGGCTATTTCGTTCCATATCCTTGACGCTATCCCTATCATTAACCTCACCCTCTTTCTTTGATTCTACTCCAGAACTTGCAATTTCCGCAACATCCTTTTTAAATCCTGGCCATTCAGAAACGCCATTGTAAATGGCATCGATTAGATTATCATACTCGGAGCCAATATCTTCATTGATACGTTGCCTGACTTCCTCTTTTCCAGTAATGCCATCTTGATATAGAACACCAACGTACTCAAATAACGTATTTGCCAATTCGCTGTCATATTTAACATCAGCAGGCCATGATGATATCGATTTCCAGACACTGTTTAAAAAGGGCTCAATCTTTTTACCAACAGTTTGTACCATCCTATCCGACCAAGAAGAAAAAGAATTAATACCACGCTGCAAATGAATCGCCCCAACTTTAAATGCAGCACTCATCAATGCAGGATTAAAAACAGGTGTCGAGGATATGTTTGATAGTTCTTTCTGTAAATCATTTAGTGCAGCTTGCAATGCAGCATCCGAATCATCAACGATGTTGATTTTTTTCGATTCCTTTGGCTTTTTACCAGCCCTTTCAAGTAATTTGTCTTTTAAGCGATTGCGATTTTCCTCACTGCTGTTAAAACCAGCCTCGCCAACATTACGTGAAGATATTTCAGGAGATTCAACCTTCGACTCTTTTGGCACTGGTAATTTAGACTCTGCAATTAAGGTTTCTTCTGAACCTGGTACTTTTTCTGAAACAACATTGTTAACTGGTGCTTTTATTACTTCATTTGTCAGAGCCTTTGGCGAGACATCACTATTTACTGGTTTTCCAAGTTCTCTGGCAACCGGTATTGCGTCTTGTGCTGCTGCTTGAAGACTTCGATTGCCTTTTGTGCCACTGGACTCATTTGCTCGTAAAGACCCATCGAGGGCAGGGGTGATTTTTTCTCTGACTTGTTTGATTCCATCAATGGCAGCCTCCAAATCATTATATAAATTTAAGTCCTGGTCAGATATCTGTGGTCCATATGTAGGATCATTGTATCCATTACGCAAATGATCCAAAGCTGTCTGATGAAGGATATATTCCCAATCATCCTTCTTAGGATAACCGATATATTCTTTTCCTGTGCTTTTACTAGTCATCTGGCGCTTATAGGTTTCAAGCGCATCCCGGTACCACTTATAGTTCATGGAACCACCACGACTAATAACACCTTGTTTCATTTGGTTGCGCAAAAGATTTATATAATTATCCACCATGTGATTATGAGCAGTCTCAATTTCAGTTTGTACAAGGTTAAGAGGTGCTTTATGATGATCTAACACATCAACGAACAACTTGCTTAAATCGTCAAGCTTATTATAGTTGTCTGCCCGTTTAAGCTCATCTACCGTTATTTTTTCACGAACATTAGGCTGAATAACAGCCCCCTCATAAAGTTTCACTTTATCATTTAAGCCAAGCTCCCGCGCAATATTCGCTGCAGTTGCTAAGTCTTTGCGCTGAACAGAACTTGCCAAGCGCCTCCTCATGCCAGCCTGCCAAGAATCCGGTAATGGTTCAGGTTTTTGAGGAATGAGCTTTTGCCTTAGTTCAGCTATAGCTTGAATGCCAGCTTCATTAGGAGTTTGACCAGGTAAAATTATATCTGTTGCTCGCGGCGATTCCGGAGTTATAATATTTGCCGCACTCTGCCCAGTAATGTCCAGCAATTGCTTTTCTGCCTGTAGTCGCCCTTCTTTTTGCTTTAAAGACTCCTGTTGCACTAATTCCTGCTGCTTTTGCTCTGGAGTTATAAAAGGCTGTATTTGTTCAACACTTGACAAGTCCGGCTTTTGCAGAATGGAATACTCATGAGGTGTTTGTTGTGTGTCAACCGGCAAAGCAGCTTGCTGAATACTATCAAAAAAAGTATTCCGTTGCTGTTCAAGGTTCGAAAGAAGTTCCGTACCTTTAGGCGTTATGGGCGTTATGCCATCTTCTGCCGATATATCCCCACTATCAATAGCTTGCATGATTGCATCAACTTCATAGTTGTTCAATTCTTCTTCTGTTTTAAAGCTAGGTACTTTCATTTCAGGCAGTGACGATTGAGCATTGACTTCAGACTGTTTATTTATAAGCCCATTCATTTCAGAGGTAACATTCTCAGCAGGCTTTTCTTTTGAAAAATCACCTTTTCTAACACGTGAAACCGTCCCTGGAACATTAAACAGAACACCAGCCCCAAACCCACCTGCAGCCTGCTCCATCAAATTATCATCCAATTTTAAAGGATTCCATTGCGCTTCTGGAATCTTACTGCGAGCTTCAATTAAATTCTTTTGGCGTTGTGTTCCTTCAGGAGTTGTTGCGTCAGTACTTTGTATTTCTTTATCTAAGGCTTCAAGCAAAGCTGAGCGCTTAACGTTCTCCTGACCAACTTCCTCCGCGGCGTTTTGCACTCCATTTATTCCATACCGAGCAGTTTCACCCAACGCATTCCGCAATATTCGCTGGGGTCCCTTAAAAGGCAATTCCGTAAAGGCTGTTGCAATTTCAAGAGCATTAGAGCCTGTCAAAAGTTTTAAATTCAACTCAACAACTTTCTTGCGAACAAGGTCTGCTTGCTGGTGTGAAAGTCCTGACTCAACCGCTTCAGTATAGGCATCGTTTCCTTCAACTTGCGCTTCAGCATAAGCAGCTGGCGCTTGAATATATGCACCACTTAAAACATTACCTGCATATTTAGATAAAGCCGCCGGCGCATTAGCAGCAATTTTAGCAGCTGCTGGCGAAAGCCCTGATAGTTTTTCGAAAGCATTTGCTGCAGCAGGTACATTCTTGGCAGCACCAATTCCACGGCCAAGTACATTCATTGCTGCATATTCTCCTGATTGCGCTAGTGCGGATGGATTCCCAGATCTCATACTCGCCAAGGTAGCCGCGCCAAGTCCAACACTAAGCGGTGCCATAGTTGTTAAAGTTTGAGCCCACCACTCTGGAGTATAACTCTCATACTTCTGTATTGGGGATGCCTTTTGCAAACCTTCTCCGATATTGTCGATCCATTTAATTAAAGGGGGCTGCTTTGCATCCCACTCTTTATCAGAAATATATTGAGGTTTGCCCATTGTTTTTACAGCATTATTGATGAGCGAAATTGCACTACCAACACCATATGGCAAAGCATCAACAACTGCCTTAGAAACCCCTGATAATTTAGGCTGATCATAATTAGCAACATTTGCCTCAGAAGATAGTTCCCATGGTTGCAATCCACCAAAGTCAACGAAGGTTTGATTAGGTTGATTGGAAGAAAGGCCGTCAGCTGACGGCCTTTCTATGGTTAAAGGTATATTTGCATATTGTTCCGATTGTATATCCAATATTTTTTGTTCGTTTTCTTTGATTGCAGCCTGTAAATCCTGCGAAAAATTACGTGTAAAACTCATATGCCATTATACCCCCTAACGATTCTTTGCTTGCCATCCATCTGCAGCACTGCTACTCACATACGAATTAGGCAACCCTCTACGTTCAGCTTCCATAAGTATATATGCAATGTGATTTTCTGCAGCTTCAGTTCCTAATGACTTCTTAAAAAAGTTTTCATATGCTTCCAGATTCTCACGTATTTGACCGGCATCATCCATACTAGCAATACCGGCTAGCATAGCTTTAGCAGTATCAATATCTTTGGCGTTAGTGCTAGGCCCAGCATAATACTTTTCTTCGCTAGCAGACCCTTTACTTGATTTACCAGAACCTGCAGCACTAGGAGTTTGCTTACGCAACAAACCATACTGACCATTTATATTAGCAGCATCAATTCTACCTTTATATCCCATGTCGGCAGTATATTTGTTGGTAGGATCTAATCCTTTCCCAAATTGCTGCATAGATACTTTTCCATATGGACCCGATTTCTTATCATACATTGTCTGTATCACTCGATCGCCAAGATCATCTTCTTTTACAGTATAGTCACCTATCCCGGCTTTATAAACATCCGGCAAGTCTTTTGTGTTACCTGTAAGTGCCATATATTCAACTAGTGCATTGTTTCGTGAATTATAATCAGGAGATGCTTGGTATTTAGTCAAAAAAGAATTAAGTAAATGCGCTTGCTTAGCTTGATCCTGTTTTGCATTAAAATCACCGGCCATCGTTCCAGCTAGTTTATAGGCTTGATCAGCTGACATTCCAGCTTTTGCTCCCGTGGTTGCTATAGAGAGTATATCTGCGGCATTGAGTTTTAGCGGATTCAACTCTGCACTACGTTTTTGCGTTGTGTATTGATTGCGCGCTTGTAGCGCTTGTTGCGAGACAGCCTGCTGCTCACCAGAGTTATCTTCACCTAAAATTGCAGACATTCCAGCTTCCAAAGTTGGAACACCGCCACTGTAAGTATTATCAATAGATTGTAAAACATTTTGCTGCTGCGTTTGCAAACCCTGTTCCTTGGCATTATAAGCAGTTAATAGCTGATTCATCCCTTCTCTTTCTCTCTTTTTAGCACGTTCATACCCCAAATAACTTCCTACTAAACTTCCTATATCTCCCCAGCGATTATCAGCTGGGATCAAAATAGCCATAAGCACACCCCCTTCTCATTGTTCAGTTTATTTCAATCCTTTAAAACCACCTGAAGCCCACCCACTTAACGCGGAACCTAACAAGCCGCTACTGCCCTGAGTAACCGCAGTCTGAGCTGGCTGGCTCATACTTTGCCTAAAGCCTAACCAATTATCGTACAAACCACTAGCCAAAGATGTATTGCCTTGCCCCATACTATATAAACTTTGTGCAGTTTGCCCCTGCTGATTAAGTACCGATTGCAGGTTATCCATTACCCAATTATTAGCATCTGTACCAGCCTGAGCTAATGCGTTTTGCGTCATAGAGTTAGAGCCAAGGTTGCGAAACGCCATATTATTAGCAATTGAGCCAACTTGCTTGTTATAGTTATCCAAGCTCAAGCGCTGCAGATTAGCCGCGACATCGCCATTTACTTGCCCATTAGCGGTTTGCGACATTAAGTCTGTCCCTTGATTAATTAACCCACTCGCTGACCCAAGAAGCCCAGTAGCAACTCCTGTAAGCTGCTCTCGCATAGCTTTCTCATAATCGGTTTCAGGCTGAATTTGTGCAGCTATATTTTTAACCTTCGGGCTTGACCCGAATAGTCCACTCAAAAATCCCACGTTATCCCTCCTGTTCAACGCTTATTGAAATAGATTCAATATAGCACGAATTATGATCTTTTGACGTACACTTTGCCCATATGCAAAGCCCTATTGTGTGAGGCCCTGCGTCTACGGTATAAGCCTTTTTATCAGCTATTAACTCCCCTGTATAATGTACAGTCCCAGTCTTACCGTAAGACGCATATTCTCTAATCATGTAAGGTGTATTATCTATACTTATTCCTATCTTTGTATAAACCTGATCAGCCCATCCACCACCTGTATCAGTCCAGCCCGTAAGCCTAAGCGTTACAAGCAGGGGCTTGGTTTTGTCCTGAGACACAAAAGGAATATTGCCAAGATAATAATACTTTCCTGGCACATTTCCGCTAAGATTGTACAGATAAGCATTTGACACAAAATCTTGTTGGGCATCAAAAGGGGAATACTCAGTTTTAGCTTTGTAGATCGAACCATCTTGCCCCCTAAAGGTTAACGAAGAAGCAAAATAGCTGTTCAAATTCTTTGTAATCGGCAAATAGACTAGTGCACCAGATACATCTTTCAGTTCAATAAATTTTCCATCTGCTATATCTTCAGTAGCTGTGTATAACTTATGGGCCGTAGATACCGCGCCTAAAGTATCATCTATTTTACGGATATAAAGCTTGTAGTCACTCACCGCCATGTTATCACTTCGCAATCCATATATTGCCGCCCACGTCAGATGTAGGAATGTTCCAGGCTGTCCCCTCAGTATCATTGGTAAGCCTGGTGCTGCCGTTAAGCAATGGAATATTATTTGCTGTTCCGTCTGCATGCTTACCGTCAACAGTATCCACATCACCGTGCGCAATTAAAATAGCGACCTGCTGTTCGAAGTTAGACAGATCGCCGTAAGCTTTTGCAAATTCTAAAATGAACTTTTCTGCCGCTTGTTTTACCGTATCTCCATTTGGCCCTGGACGCGTATCTACCGGATAACCAGTAGAAAAGGTAGTCATGTATGATCGCCTCCCTTGTTAAATAAAAAGAAGACTAAAGAATTAACCTTAGTCCTCAATGGGATATGAGTTTATAATCCGGTTACATCTAACATTAAAATGTGGTAGTGCCTTTGTGAATCCCACTGAACACCCCCGCCCTCTGAATATCCTCCGCTTAGTACGTACCTTACTTCAACTCTATCTGGGTAAAAAGCGAATCCATGCGCAACCTCCCAAGTATATCCAGGAGCAGTTTCCCAGTAAAAAGCCGTAGAAAGTATAGCCATAGCTGTTTTAATTGATGGTGAGTGGTTTATATTAGCGAAAACAGCGGGAATCGGTCTGTTATCTCCGTATCCAGTAGGAAGGGCTAAATCTAATCCATTTAGTCCCTGCACTACCCGCATGTAATTTCTTCCGTCCGAAAATACTAGCTTTCCAGTGCTGTCAAATACCTCGAAATGCTTTCCTTTTTCATTTTCGGTGGTTAGTCCGAACCTGTATATAGTAATAAGGGGACGGTTTGTGTCAAAATAACCATAGTTACTTTCGGGTAATACCCGAAATCCTATTTTCCCGTTGTTTGAAATAAGATAACTGGCAGAAGCGGTTGTTGCAAACCTCCGAGTCGTGTCAGGCTCGAACTCTATATCCTCTCTTCTAAAAGCTAGCAACTCGCCAGGATAACAATAATCTGCAACATCCTTATACCATGTACCAGCCCAGTTAAAAGAATCTCCGTAAGTATCGGCTATGATAGTACTTTTCCCTAAAAATCTGTAGTTTAAGAAACTATCGTCAATTTGAAGATCTCCAGAAGGAGTAAAAACTTGGATTCCAGCAGCCATAATTAATACGCTCCATAATATATTCTATAACTTTTTATCCGGCTACCATACATTCCAGCAGTATGTTGCCACTTTATTTGATTTCCCTCACACCACGCAGCAAAGTTAGCATCCCGATAATCATTTGCTCCTGTCTTGTGGAATGTTATCCACGCTTTCCCACCTATAATTCTATTATCAGTAAAGCTTCCGGTCGATGAAACCGCATCAGTATCTACAGTTCCTAAAAATCTAGTCAGTGTATCCGTAACCTCTAGCATTAGGTTGCCATTAGCATCAAATAGCTGCAATCCCTGTTTTTGCGTCATTCATTCCATACCCCCATCCTGACACGCAACACATCATTAGCATCGTAAACCAATGTTAAATTATCTCTAATTTCCGTCCTAGCTCCCGATTCAGCTGTCCGTAGAATCCCAATTGTAGTTGCTATAGCACTTAACGAGTTTACCTTCAGCGCTCCGGCCACAATTACATCGTCATCAAAGACTGTATCACCAGTAATATGAATTTGCTTACCGCTTATTCGTACCCCTTCAGGACTTACATTTATTCTTGAAATAACCTCTTGCCCTGTTAAGTCAGTATCTTTCACACAAAGATCGATTAAGCCAGTCAGCATAGTAATTGCCGTATATGCACATAACTCGGGGCTTTTACTTAATTCTGCAAGCATGAGGGATATGCTCTGATTTGTTAATTCCAAAGCGGCAGCATTTGCCTTTGAGGCTACCGTAGCTTCAATACTATCTGCTTTCTGATCTAGGGCTGATATTTGGCCACCTTGATTACTTACCGTAGAGCTTAATCCTTCTATACCGATTCTTAAATTCGCTAGGTTTGGCATTTCATTTGAAGGGTCTGTAGGTGATTGAGTAACGGCCAAGTTAATCTGCTCTGGTAGCTGGTCAATACGCGTAGCCTGCTGCATTATTTTACCGTCAGTATCAACCTGATTATCTGCCACGGTTTGGTGAATACCATCTATATCTACTTCAACAGCAGCTATCTTAGTTGTTAGCTCACCCTTAACTTCGGTTACCGCAGCTGTTATCTTTCCAGGCACAAGATTTAAGTCCGATGATAAAGTGTTAATTTTACCATCTGCATCTTGCTTATTTGATTGTACAAGCATAGACAGATTATCCGATTCTACCTTTAAGGCTGCTATCGATCCATAGCTGATAGATGGAGCACCGTTCAGTTTTTCTTCTACTTGCCCTACGGCCAGCGTAATCTTCCCGGGGATTTGTTCAATGTTTGAACGATTCTCATCGTCTACTTGTGTAAGGCGATTTACAGCTTCAGTAAACTCAGCATCGCTAACCTTTGCTCGATCTAATGTGTCAATAGCGTTTTGGGTATCATTACGAATGTTTTCTTCTACACTTGTCAATGTTTCGCGGATTTCCGCATCAATAGACACAGCTAACTCCTGCTGTGTAATTATGAGCTCGTCCACATGATTATTAATTTCACTAATTCGCTGGCTTATAAAAGCGCTGACCTTTTTAATAGATTCTTCCATAGCTTTTATTCTCTGCTTTTGTTCGTCCGTAAGTAAATCCTCAAGCCGACCCATTTTTACAGTATTAGCAGCTAAGATCCGATTCAATAACGTAAAGTTGCGCTCTAAGCTCTCAGGCGTAATTTGCGTGTCTAATTGTTGTTGAGTAGCCATATTACACCTCCACCACTTCTAAGGTGATATTGTTTAACGAAAAGGCTCCTTTAGTAGAGGTAATTCTTATAGCAAACTGTTTTGTGCGATAGTTTTGACGTTTTTCCTCCGGAGTTAATCTAGTAAGCGTCCACAAGGGATAATCGGCATCGGCTAAGTATCCAGTGCAGTCTGCAACGTAGGGACTGTGTGCGGTATATTGTATGGGAAGTTCTAACTTACCTATTTGAATCTTAGCATCCACGTCGCCGCGGGCTTCAATGGAAGCAGCTATTCTCTTGATGAGAAACTCATTTAAAGTAGTGTAAATCTTTCCTTCTACATCTATCTGGATAGGATTGCCGTCCAATTCGGTATCTGCATCCTCATCCATCCGGTAAATGGTATCACCGGCCAGAACATAGACCGTATTACCAACCAGACAAACATCAGCTATTGGTTGGCTAAATTTCCGAACGGTAAAAACCCCCGAAAAATAGTGAAAGAGATAGGTAGTACCCATCTCATCAGCACGAATCCATATTTGCTTTTTGGGCTGTACATCCCATAGCTTAGCATTTTGGCTGACACCTTGTAGCAGGAGTTGGTTGACAGCTGCCCCTACTTCAGATGAACGCAAGGTTCCGTACTCTCCAGAATTAAAGGCAATGGCGCTAAATCCATCTTTTCCGATGTAGTACAGTCCATTACCGGCGAATATCACACCGTTTTGCCCTACTGTATAAACCCCACTCGGGCCATCATAAGCTTGCCAGTAATAATCCCCTGTCAGCCTAAACGTTTTACCGGAACGCTTAACAACTATTATATTGCCGAATAGCTCTTTGACGGCTACAATGCCGCCACCATCCTGATATCCGACTTCGGCGTACCAGGCATTTTGCTCATTGTCTGTTCCAAAATTCCAATTCTCAACGTCACCAGTGCCACACCAATTTATAATATCACTGCCAGTATTACAGATACCTAATCTACCAGACCTAACATAACACATATCAGCTACAGGTGAAGCTGCTGCCTCTTTAAAGCTATTCGCATAGTCGAGATATTGCACTTTACTCCCGGTTACTACAGCCGTATAAGAGCCATAGACCGCATAGGATGGTCGCTTTATACTGTTCAATTGCCCCACTAAAACAGGCTCTGTCTTAGGCGATATGTTCCCATTTAAGCGGTAAAGGCTCCGGCCGCAATTAACCAAGAAATAATTATCCTTGTAATTGTAAAACAAAGTATCTGCTTTGGCAGGCAGCTTCAATACCGACACTAAGCCGTCCACAACTTTTAGCTTACCGGTCACATAGTCAAGTTCAACATTCATTGACTTTTGCAACATGTTCGGCAAGAACTTATTTGAAACAGGAGCAATATCTAATCGCAATCCTCCAGAATAATCGTCAATTGAAAGAGGCTGCACATTAGCATGTTTAGATGAGCGTTTAGGCACTGCCTATCACCCCAATTGCCTGTAACGACTGAGCTAATAGTGCCTCATCTTGTGTAATATCGTATTCGTCGCGATTAAGTGCAAGGATAGCTGTTTTCTGTATTAGTACAGCATCATATATTGGCTTGAATACTGAATATGTAGGCAAAAAAACATCGGCTTCATTTACGGTGATATACGGCCTGTTAGCAAAGTACTGAAATTCAAGCGTTTCGGAGTCATCTAAGAAACGGAAAGTGTTGCCTGTCTTTTTGACTGGATATAATCCGCATGGCTTTATATAGTCATTAGGAACATTTGCGCCATCCGTTATGACAATTTCTTTAATCATTTCGACATTGTTATTTTGAATAAGTTGCAAACTCAACCAGGCTATTGCGCTGTTCAGGAAACCAACTACCGCGCTTGTTTCAAATTCGATACCATCCTTATCTGAAATCAACTCTCTAATACGTTTGATGATCTCACCGTTAGGCGTAGCAGAGGAATCACCGATTAAGGACTCAGACGCCTCGATCACATATCGCCATGGTCCGGAAGCACTAATAGACAATGTGATAAATGGAGCAAAATCACCCTCAAATTGTTCTAATCCAAGAACCGTTACGACCTGTCCGCTTACTGTCACCGTCAATTCGGAAGGAGCATCATTTATGACGTTTATGTGTGTGGCATACTGCTGCAGCATTTTCGTGTGATTGCCAGTACCGCTATTGCTGCTGATAATCATAGTAGGCTCCACAGTGCCACTTTTGCGCAATATAAAACGCCGCCTGCAATAGTGCAAGCAGCGTCTCGCCATTCGGGCGTGCCGGTTTTTGTTTTATAGTCATATACTTCTTTACCAATGCCGGTTAATATTGCCACCAACAGGCCAACATCCCCCGGAAACAACGAGGCAATAAAATACCCGCCTAACAAGTGTATAAGCTTATCAGGCGGGATCTTCTTCAGCAGTTGTAACAACTTCTTCAACGGGGAACACCTCCTGCTGTTCAGTTTTAACAGCCTCTTTTAATTGTTGCTGTAGTTGTTGCTTGACCTGTGATAAATACTGTAGCTGGCCGTGTAACTCTTCCATGGTCAGCATTACATCACAAAGTTGAACTTTAATCTGGTCTGGTGTCATATTAGTAAGCCTCCTTGAATACTTGTGAACTTACATTTGATTGCCATAAGTAATTCCCCTTAATTTTAATACCAAATCCTAAAGATATACCTCCAGTTAGCAGGGGTACATTGAAAAGGGGTTCCATTGGTTTTAGTCATAGCATATATTCCTGCACTTGTATTAACTTGAATAGTTGTTGTGTTTAGTGCGGGAGTAAAACTGTACTCTGCGTTTCCTGTGCTATTTATCGCTCCAATTGCGTAATCCCCTACAGAGTACCCGCCTTGTGCAACAGCGCACTTTAACAAAACATCACATTTACATTTTACTGGGTCGAGAGTCAAACCATGGGTTACAGTCGTCGGTGTATTCAATACAGGAGTATATTCACTAGAAAGCCATAAATTAGTCCCTGATACTGTGCTGATTACTCCACTAGGGCAGGTAAGACCAACTGTTCTTTGTAGACCTCCGGCATCTTTCCAACTAAGAAACATGCTCCCATCTTGAGCATACATAGCAAGTTGACTAGTCCCTATATCTGCCCATACTGGACCAGGCGCACACCCTAATATTGTACTTCCCGTACTATGGAGAGTAGCTTTAGGGTCTGTGACTCCTATTCCTACATTACCACTTGCATTAATCCTCATACGTTCAGCAGCATTAGTCCAAAAAGTGATAGGCGCATTTGCGTCAACTTCTATTCCTAATTCTGCATTTGTATAAAGGGAGGTCGTATTAGGTTTTAAGGAGTGGTAAGGGGAGGCATAAGTACTTCCTAGACTAATCAAAGAAAGTGCCTTAGAGGAATCGTTTTGCACTTTAACTATCGCAGAATTATTGCTTGCTGTCCTTATTACGCTTATTAGCGCATCAGAATTTATGACCCCACTTACATCTAACGCTACTGTAGGTGTTTTTCCGATTCCAACATTTCCAGCAGGGGAAATTGCTAAATGTTGTGTAGTAATTGCATCGTTAGATAGCCATACGTTTCCGGTATCCTTATCCACGCCAAGCATTGCGCTATAGCTACTACCAGACGCAACTTGCTGCCTTACTTGGATATAGTTACGATTTCCTGCTGCATAATCAGTGTTATTAAAGTATCCAGAGCGAGTGTTTCCGGTAGAAGCATTGTTAACAGTTAAAGCTCCGCTTTCTACATAAGCAAGCGTTTTTATAGTAGGTGTGGAACTAACTGTTATGCCTGTTTCGTCAGTTATGATACCTACGCCCCAACCACTACTATAAACACTAGGACTGTTATGCCCTACCATAGCACTTATTAATATTTTAGGATACTGCCATACTGAGGACGCAGTTCCGAGAAGTATACAAGCTTTCCCTGCTACAGTGTCATAACCGAATCTTACACTTGTTACTGGGCAATTGGGACTTAGAGTTGCAGAGGTTGCAATCCAGGTTGATGTAGTATTGGCGTTTTGACCTGCGAGTGTAGCGTGCCAGTTTGTGGAGGCAGTTACATAATTAAAACCTTTTATATCTATAGTCATTAAACTGTTAATCCAGCCTACGGGCAACATTATTTTTAGTATCCCAGTAGTGGTAGCTGCTGCGCTACTAAATGAAGCTACATCTCGATAGTTGTATATAACTCCTCCTATAGAGTTTGCTGTACTTAATTTAGTATTTATAGAAGTACTTATAATATTTACAGTGGCATCTACACCATCTTTTGTGTATGCGTCAAGTATTCCGTAGTCAGCTAAAGTAGATGGATTTCTTACTCCCATAGCTCCAACAAGATCGACATTGTTAATCTTAAAATAAGCTATCTTTTGCTCTGTAGAATCTAAGGAGAAATTGCGTTGACGAGTAGGAATAGGATTATCAATAGCAAAAGCATCAACAGTGTATAAATACTTGTCGAGTTGTTCATAGCTTATTGTGTAACTTGCTGTGGTATCATAATTTGCCTGAGGGATATTATAAAAGTGTAATCCACGTGTATTGTTTGTTAATGATATATCCCCTGATGACCAGTTTTTTCTATCGCTTGCTCCATTCTTATAGATATCAACTAATGATTTTTCGCGGTACTTTAGAGCATATGCACTTCCACCATTGAAATAGTATAAGCTGGACGATAACAGTATAGCTTCTGTTGATCTCCACACTACTCCGCTTTTCTGCTCTACCTGTGTTACTCCCTGCAGAATATTTACTACACTTCCTGCGCTCATTATTGGCTTAGTTGAATCATTATTATAGTAATTAATGTGATATACAGGAGTAGCAAGTTTATAATGCAAAACGTAAGGAGTATATCCAGCATAACTTGCGGTAGGTACAGTAGAAGTTATTCCGGTTCCGTCCGTGATCTTCTTCCAATATTTTGTGCCTGATACATAGGTAGAGCCATTAGAAGCGCACATTTTCCAGCCATAGAAGTAGGCTTTTATGTCATCCACTGTTGGTGACATATCGTCTGCCCACCCAGTATCAGTGTTAGAAATACTGATATGTACCCTTGAGGTTGAATAAGTATCACTGTTATCCAGTATACATAAATCACCAGAACTCCAACTAGAGAAGTTTCTCCCTAGTACGGAAGAGTCATATTTTGTACAAAATGGAAATTCAGTTGTTACGCTATGAGGAAACTTTTCTACATACTCAAGCCTATAGGTTATACGCTTAAACCCCGTATAAGTAGAGCCAAATATATAAGGTCTGCTTCCATCTAATACAATATTCTTCTTCCACACTTCTTTATACACAGAAGTAGTAGGAGTTAACCATACGCTTTCTCCTTCGGCTATTTGCATGGGTGTGTGAGCATATGATTTTACTTGTGGTTCAAAGTTTGTAGCTACAGCGCCTAGTTCGAGTTGGTAAGTTGCAAGGCTTGTTACAGGGCCTGTTACTCTAACATACGTACAATTAGCAGGAGTAGTAAATGTCGAAACACCTTGAAGTGCAGATATGAAATTGTAGTTATTATCGTAGAAACGAACACTATGCCCTACAGCAGTTTGTGAATAAGAGGTAGAAGGCTTTACTGCTATATAAGACGGGCTGTACCAGTTTGTAGCGTCTACTGATACAACATTTCCAGTAGTTAAATAGTATCCTTGTATAACATTAGTAGGATCAAATAGATTTTTCCCTATTTGCGTTACAAGAACATCTTTCTTAAACTGTACTGAATCTACATAAGGATACTTAGCGGCTACTTGAGCTTCTGTCATAGAATCAATAGCATTGTACTCTGCTTGAGTTATCTCGTAAAATCGAAATCCATCTACATAAGCATATTGCCCTTCACTGCCGTTTACAGCCACCTGTATTCCCGTAGTAATCTCTGTTGACGGAGTAAATTTTTTATATGAAGTCATATAAGCTGTAGTAGAAGTATTTAGGTTTCCTGCACCAAAAGTATTAGGTGCCACACCTACGTTAGTAGCATTGCCATTAATTACATCAGCCAAGCATATATAGTATTTACCGACATACACAGTCATTGCTTTAAAAAGATAACCAGAAGTGTACCCTGTACTAATTGTTACTTTTACTCTACTCGATCCATACCTAACGTTGGTTTGGTCGAGTGCCAGAGTAGCGTGATATCCAGCCCAGAGTAACATATCCTCATAATTTCCACTCCCAAACAAATTTACCAAAGTACGGCCTTTAATTTCTACACCTAGCTCACCTTGCTCTGCACCGATTTGTGTACTAGCAAATCCATTGTAATTCGCCAGCTCGTCTAAGGCGTTCTGCACGTTTACCGATTTAACAATACTACCTGGTGCATTGGTAATATTCATAGCTGTGTGGGCCGCAGTGCTGTTTAAGTGGTTATTGGTTATCACATCGGCTGCTGCTTTGGTATAGGCATCGGTGATTCCGTACCCTGCCAGTGTGGTAGGCGTGCCGGTAATGGTGCTCCATGCCTGATTATGGGCAGCAGGGGTGAAGGAACTCGGCACATTAGCTAATACAGCCCACGGGAATTTACCGTTGGCATCTAGGCGAAGCACCTTATTAGCTGTAGCAGCAGTAACAACTTCATCGGAGCCAAGTTTGGTCCCGATTAAGTTAAACACTGTCGTTGAGAAATTAGGATCATCACCGAGAGCCTCCGCCAATTCATTTATGGTATCCAGTGTGGTCGGAGCACTATTCACAAGTGCAGCTACAGCCGTTGCGATGTTAGCATCTACCTGTGGCTTCGTATAGGCATCAGTAATACCGTAGCCAGCTAACGTGGCTGCGAGATTTGCCTTAGCAGCAAGCAAGCTTGTTACCTCAGTCTTCGTGTAGGCATTCGTGATACCGTAGCCGCCAATAGTACTTGGCTTATCAGTTACCCCTGTTACAAAGCTATGAGTTCCTGATGCAATGTGCGTAGCTAAATTGGTCTGCACAACATTTGCTTTAGCCTGCGCACCTGCAGGCGTTTCCGCACCTACCTGAGCAGCTGTAACACTATGCGGGTTATCTATACGCGCAGTATGAGCATTTATACTTGACTGTACTACATTTGCTTTAGCCTGCGCACCTGAAGGTGTTTCTGCTCCTACTTGAATAGCAGTAACACTATGAGGATTGTCTGTACGGCCAGCATGACCATCTACATTCGATTGAACCTTGTTTATTTCATCGCTGACCTTTTGACTACTCCATATAGAGGTTAAGGTTATCAATGCATCATCAATAAAGGCCGGTAGCTTATTCCAGTTCATTAACCATCCTCACCTTCCTCTACTATCTCTTCTTCCTCCTCCACTTCATCGTTATAGTTTAAATTCCAGCAATCTGCCTGCATGATTTTTTCCTTTCTCATCGTGCCGGCAAGGCTAATCACTTTTCCTTTCCAATACACTTTCGCTTCTTCTTTGGCTGAGTAATCCCCAGGTGCCAACAGAATTATGCAGTGTTCGATTATAAGATTATCAAAATCATCCGGCCAACCAGTTTCATCCTCTGCTTTTAACTTAGCTGGTTCCGGAATGGGAAAAGTCAACTTTTTATAATAAAGCTTTACCACTTGCCGTAGTTCGCTAATTGTCTCATTCATTGCGTCCATAACTTCATAAGCACTATATTTAGCAGCATCCATATCTCTAAGCTTTAGTCGTACTTTAATCACTAGTTTATTGAGTATAGACATGTATTCACCACCTATATAGTAAATAGGCCAGGGCTATTAAACCCTGGCCATTTTCATAACTAGTCAGCTTTGTTGCCGGTAAGAACGTGAATAACCGCAAAGTCTTCAGAATCAAATTTTGATTTAGCAATACCAAAAATAGAACCAACTTCAAAACCTGTCTTATTTTTGTAGTCGAATGTTTCTTCATTCCATTCTTGTTCACCGCCGACAGCAAAGGCACCGGCCTGAGCGCCGAGCAGCATAGCATGTCCTACATTGGCTCCAGAAGCACCTGTCGCAGTCACCGGCACACTTTCATGTGCGTAAATAATTACGCCATCATACACGCCTTCAGATCCGGAAAGAATCGGATTTTCCTCACCGCGTACATTCGCATTCTCTTGCGCGGACACCCATACCGGATCATTCCGCAAATCGCGCAGCTGTTCTAAGGTAATCAGCATAATATATGCCTTTTTACCATTGACCTTTAGTGGGCGAATTTTAGGAAGTACATGGGTTGTGTTATAAATAGTACGTTTAGATGCAGCACGTTTAGCCTTAGAAATAACCGCAGTACTAAATTTATCAGCATCAGTTAGAGCACTGGCGGCTACGACAGCTCCAGGGTAAATAGTCCGACGAGCAGATGGACTTGCAGCTAAAGCGCCAAAGATCTTGCTATCAATCTTTTCAGTGTACCAATCTTTAAGAGCATCTTTTGCTTCTGCCCTTAAATTCTTAGCAGTACGTTTCTCGTCCATCTTGCCTTTCAATCGCACTGCATGGCGAAGCTGGTTGATTTGGACAGAAAAGTCAAAGTACTGCATGGCTTCTTCATTGCCTTCCAGCACATCATCGTCCTCAACGCCTTCACCCAAAAGCGGCATGCGCAGGGAAATAGTGATTTGGTCACCGGATTCTTTCTTCAGTTCCTCTTTGATTTGAATTAAAGAGTCAGAAGTTTTACCCATAAAGTTAGCGAAAAAGCTTTCTTTTACAGCAGCAGTCCAAGTTTCTTTCGCCCAGGCCTTTTGCCGGAGCGCTACGGGAATTACAGTATCAGCCATATTAACATCCTCCGTTAAATACAAATTTGGTAATAAAAAATGCACCACGCGGAGGAATCAATCGATCGGTTTATCCTTCGAGTAACAACTTTCGATACTCGGGAGGAATTTTGTCCCAATCTGTTTCCTGCAGCATTCGCTCTAACTCGGTCGTTGATGGACCGGCTTGCAAATTGCCACCGTTAACTTGATTCACTCTGGGGTGCTTGTCAATTTCATTCAGTTTTTGTTCAATACTCGCTGGTTGCGATTGAACCGGAATATTCACCGGCATTACAACATTGGATGCAGCCGGTACAGGGGCAGCTGTGTTTTGCGGTGCCTGAGCGGTAGTTACAACAGTATCAGGCACCTTCGTGGCCTTCTCCGCTTTCCACATTAGTTTAGAACTTTCCCAAAGGTTCGTTATGGCCAGAACATCAGCCATTGAACCTGTACCGTTGGTTGCCTTTTCAAAAGCCTGCGTTAAAGCCTGTTGCTGCGCTGGTGGAAGTTGCGAAACCCGATTCACCATGTAATTCCAAACGTCATTATATTCAGGTGTAGCAGTTTCCCGCGTAGCGAACTCTTGATAGGCACTAACAACCGTTTGACGTTCGTTGTTGATGCGGCTTGCTTCAGCCATCACACTACTGTGCAGTTCATTTACCAGGATAGAGATTTCAGCACCATCATCTTCATTGCCGTACATATCTGGCTCTCTGCCGTTATCTTCTTTGAACTTTTCTTTAGCAGCTTGAATCAATTGTTTGCGATAATTCCCAGTCTGCAGCTTCTGGTCTTCGGTTTCTGGTTGCTGCTTCAAGGGCTGTTGCCCCATTTGAGTCTGCACCGGTTGCGAAGGCAGAGCTTGTGGCTGTGTTGTTTTTGCTGCTCTCAATTGTTGAAGCTCAGCTTCTAAAGCTGCTAGCCTTTTGTCATTTTCTTGACGCTTACGCCGTTCATCATGAAGTGCGGCCAGTGGAACCATTTTGTCTTTATCTTCGCCGTTATCCGTACTCTGCGTGGTGTCGGGTGCAGAGGCCCCGGTGGAATCAGGCGTTTTGACTTCAAGCTGAGTGCTTTGGCCATTGGTTTCAGTTGCCGTAGTGGCAGCAGGTGCAGCGACATCCGGCTGTTTTACTTCAGGTTGGTTAGACTCTTGTTTTGCTGAAGCTTCTAATTCAGCAGCTTCTTGCATTATTTCAAGCGCTATTTCTCTTGAAATACCATCTAATTCTTCGGGTATTACTACATCGTTGTCAGGCATATTACTAATCCCCCTTACGCCCATAACGTCGGCGGCACGAAATATTCCCGCTTTAAGTTATGGCTTAATCACGGGACGAACTAAGCCATATAGCGATTACGCCGCTACCAGCGCACAATAAAAGAGACTAACTTATTTGTCAGTCTCTTCAATGGGCATATCATCGCTTACTTCAGTTTCAATCACTTCAGCTGGCAAGCAATAACTTACAGCAATATGGTTATACTCTTTACACATCTCAATAGTTTTTTCCACCTGGCTAAGCAGTGGATGATCTACCGTACTACCTTTTGCAAGGCGTTCAGTAATGAACGTTAGGGCCACACCACAATCACGAATAGCCTTAATTCGCAATTCATTGACAGCATCCCTCAAGTTCAACTCTTCATTATTCGGCTGCAGCGTTTCCGGCTGTTGAGTTTCCAACTGCGTCGGTTCCTGCTGTACCTGTTGATTTGTCAGACTTGGCTTCTCGCTGTTTCCGCGTCGCCGGTTCTTTGCCTGTGCCTGTTTCTGATCGTTTTGTTTCAACATCATTCACTCCTTTTTCAACACTAAGCGTAATACTGCCAGGCCCTGCCTCCACAAAAGACGGTAAAAAAGCTCCAATTTCCACCATTTGGCGAGGTTCAGCATCTTTATCGATGCGAACACCAGGAACAAAACAAAGTGCTTGTGACAAGGCATAACTTCCGTCACGATTGCGCTGTTGTGTCTCTGTTTGTACCAGGCAACCACCCGGGACATTCATTACTTTAGTGGTTTTCATGAATCCCTGCTCTTCGCTGGACGCTTTAGCCAGCAGTGTAAAAGGATTTGCAGCACCGTACAGTTGCAAATCGCGAATAGCTGAACTCGCTTGATTGACCGTCGATGAATTTAACACTCTTTCCAATTCCGTCACTCCTACAAATAAAAATAACGGCTACCTGCCGTCAAGTTCTTTAGAATATGGCAATGCAATTGTAAACGCTGTTGAAAGCGCATCTGTTGCATGCTCAATATCTCTACATATTAATTTATTTAGATCAGCAATAAAGTCATGGCTGATAACGCAACCACCTTTATCCCTCAACAAGATTTCCACCGTATGCCATATTTGATTTAGATGAAGGTGAGTTAATTCATGGCAAACATACAAACTTACTTCTTCCATATCCTCATACTCAAGGATATCTGGACAAAAGCGAACACTAGCATAATAACGGCCATCAATTTTATTAACCTGTGCTGCAGCATCTGAAGCACTCGGCGTTACATCCCATCTTACCGCTATAACCCAGTTTTGCAATCGTAATTGAATCTGCCAGTATCTGACCATCTGTTCAATCTGCTCTTTTGTCACAACCTCACCTACATTCCTATTTGAGCCGCATTAAGCATTTCACGCATAGCTGGCTGTGTTATAGTTTGTGATGATGTCGGCTGGTTAGGCAGTTGAGGCTGAACCGGCTGCTGCGCTTGCTGACCGCCACCAGCTGCACTAATAACCTGCACAGCAGCATCATGAAACAATTGAATAACCTGCTCAGGTGGTACACCTTGAATCATTTGACCTACCTGCGCCTGAAGTTCAGGCGGGATCTGCCCAAACAGCATTTTTATAGCTCCATATAATTCTTGAGGCACCATTTGACTAATTGCCTGAATTACTTGGGGCGGCAACTGCTGCACCAGGGGAATGAATGGATTCAGCTGCTGTTGCGGCTGCATTTGTATGCCAATCTTAGCAAGCATTTGTGCCTGAGCATCCGGAGGAATGTCCTTTATATTAATGTTGCCGGTTAATTTAACAGGCGCATTTTGGGCCGACTGTTGTTGTGCCTCCTGTCTTTCCATCCACCGCTTCTTAATTTCCTCGCGATTAGGAATGTCCGACATATCAATAAGCATGTCAAATACCATTTCACCAGGAATACCAAGTTTGGATATAGCATCAACAAGAGCCCAGAATTGGCTTTGCCGTTGCGTAGCAGTGCTTGGAGTATCAGACACCACAATATCAAACTCACCTACACTGAGATCATTGAGGATCTTGTGTATGACGCCCAGCGTAGGATCTTGTACCTGAACCTGCTGATTGATTGTAATAAAATCCTGCTGGCCATTATCACCGACAATACGGAACGTCTTTTCATCCGTATAATACTGCTGGATCAGCCCCTTCTTACTGCGCTTACCCCACATGATAAAGAGTATTTGTTGCTTTGCGCGTCGCAGATTATCAAAGAGAGCTCCAATATGAGTAACAGCCTGTCTCTGCCTGAGCTCGATCGCCTTACCGCTTGCCGATTGTGAGATATCTGTACCAAGCATACCTTCATTGATACCCGATATATCCCGTATATCCTGTACGGCCTCCTGTTCAGCCTGGAACAACCCGACAGGTGGATTTGGGGGATTGATACGTTGCAGCTTAGTCATCATTCCCTGCTTCGTTTCAATCATGACACCAGGCATAGAGCCAAATTTACGCACATTGGATTTTTGCTCAGCATCAAACACGCCCTGTTCATAAATCCAGCCACTATTAGCCTGTGTACCGAGTATATGAAGCGATTGACTGCGGCGCTTATTTACCTCGCGCTGCGGGTCCTTAATGTCGCGTACAACACCAGCTGGCATATCGCCTTCACCCAGATAATAAGCAATAAACGGCACATATGGGAACATACCATGCTGATAGGGAGACTCTTTCTCTTCCAGAACATGCTCACCAATGAACGCCGTAAAATACGTCTTCGTTATCGGCAGCTTCACCGGCTTTTTCACCTGGCCAGCTACAAAATGATTAATTGAGATGTCTTCTTTTTTGAGCAGACTTTCTTTTCCATCGATCACGACCAAATAGTATTGTTGAGACTCTGTTCGCCGCCCCCATCGTTCAACCAGCCTGAGCTTATGAGTGTTCTTCTGATACCACAGGGGTTCTAAGCCAACAAAGTCAACATCTTCGGCTTTGTCATACTCATTAGTCGCAAAATCAATGACATCGGCATGTTCCGGATACACGGCCTTGAGCTCATCCTTATCAGCCCACTTGCCCCTGAAAAGAAATTTAGCGTCGGAATAATCCGGCGCCGTTGATTCGGGGTCAACATATATATCCATTGGGGATACGCGCTTAACCTTAATGTCACCGTCAAGCGCTGAATGATCCCATTCATAGCACACCTCAAACCATCCACGTCCGCAAATTGCACCATCCAGAAATACCGATGATTCAATACTGGCGTAATCGCACTGGTCCATGATGTACTTAGTAACACCTTTGCGAACCGTACATAGTTCAATATCCGACTTAGTACGCGGTAAAAACTCAGGCTCATAACGGTTAAGGCGCTGGTACCCTGACAGCAAGTTGATAAGCGGCTTGATCCGGTTAATTGTTAACGTGGGTCTTCCTTGCTCATTTAAGGCAATCCTATCCCGGTCATCCCACTGCTTGCCGCAGAAGAACTCAATATCTTCTTTGGCTTCATTACGCCAATCTCTTTCCTTATCGACGCTAGCCCTAAATTCATCTCGGTACTGCGTAAAGTTTAAACTTCTCTGATGAGTAACATCCACCATATCATCCGTAGAAACCGCAAACAAACTCAACCACCTCCAGCCTTGCGATTATTTGAACGTAAATACTCCTGAACCAACTCAGGATTCACAATACTATGCTTACTGACTTCCTGTGCTTCATTGTCAGAAGCCGCAGGATCATACTTGCTTTGTATGAAGAGATCAAGAAGCGTCTTGTATTTATAGGTGGGATGGTCCGGCTGTTTCCATGGTGATGTGAAATGCACCAATCCATCAGACTGAACGGATGTTTTTGCAGCAGGATCACCTGCCTGCAGCGCCCTGTAAAATCCCCGGTAATCATAATGATGGTCTGGGCTATCAGGGTTAGGATCAAGTTGAAAACCAGTCTTTAGTGCAATGCCGGTGATAGTATTTCCGTACCACTTCTTGAACGACTGCTCTTCTTCCTGATTTAACGTCACCACCCAGACCACCACCCATTAAATAAAATAGACGGCCATTCTTTAGCCGCCAACCTTTTAAAGATACAGGCAAACCATCAACACAAGCAAATGTAAGGCTTGATCGATATACAGGCTTGCAGTCAATGCAGTCTCCTTTGGTGCATAATGACATTTCCAGTAGTCAATTGCAGTATGAGACAGCGCAACAAGCCACAATTTCCATACCGCATATATCCCCATTAAGTCCAAACATGCACCAATCAATAATGTGTAGATCAGCACATGAACAGCAAGGAGATATACATTCTTCCCTTTCATACTAGCCAAGAAATCACCCTGCAGCGGGAAGTCTGCAAGGTAATGGGCCAATAATAAATAGAGTCCGGCACTCATTAGCCGTTCTTTACAGTAAACCGGATTGCAGTGCGCTCTTCGCCCTCAATGTCAACGTCCGCAAAACCAGGGACGCACACCAGGTTAACACCTTGAGGTGCTAAAAATCCCCGGGCGATAGCAATAGCTTTTACCGCTTGGTTAACTGAACCGGCACCAATGCCCTGTACTGTTGCCTGCCCTTGCTCTCTTACTGATGCTGCAATGGCACCCGCTACTTTACCTGGAACTGAACCTGCTGATACTTTAATCGTTTCCATGTTTGTTTCCACTCCTTGTATTTGCTTTAATATATAAACCATCATTGATGGCCTAATGCGTTACGGTCCATAATGAATTGCCAGTTCATCTGGCCGGATGCTGGCATTGCAAATGATAGCCTTCTAGCTTCCAGATTTGGTTAACAGCCTCTTCCCTCGCACATGTCTTGCCCATCTCCATGTTGAAGTTAGCAGGATCCACACAACTGCCGGTACCTACAATTTCAAAACCATTCTTGAGGGTTAACAGACACACTACTGTTTTCTTCCCCATTTTGATATATTCTTCAGTTATGATGGCCTTGTCGATATCTTCCTGGGTTAAACTTACTTTGCTTGCATTTACACTTACGGCCCCGGCCGGACCATTGGGCCACGTATGGCCGCAGCTGCCGCAGATATTATTTCCATTTGGCCTTCTCTCGGTAGAGATTTTAACTCCCCGGCATTTTGGACATTGCATTGTTATTCCTCCCTGTTACTTGTTTGACGTTCCCTCTACGCCGCGATTCTCACGGCCAATAGTACGCTTGCGCAGCCAAAGAAGTCCCTCTTCAAGCTTTGTGATTGCTACGGCATTGTCCCGGCAAGCAAACGGCCCTTTCTGGAAATGTTCCAACCGGCAGATGACCATTGCGATCAAATCTTCATTGCAGACCCCATTCACGCCAAATTCTTTAATTGGCCCCTCCTGGAAGTGAATCTCCGCTAATGGTGTGCCGGAGCCATCATCGTTACTTGCAATTACCGTAAAGCAATGCGGGGCTCCAAACTGCATAACAATCTCCGGTTCGTGATAAACCGCTGTGTACTTTGTAGTCAGTAAATCGTGTTTCACCTTAACATGCATTCCCTTGTCGCTCCTTTTACTTGAAATGTAAAAACCGCCCGATTATTCGAGCGGCTTACTGCTTTTTTGTCCTGTGTGGGCAATTCGCCACCTTAGGACTCCTTTTCACTTGGCAAACATGGTTATTGTCCGGCCATCTTCCTAAGCCGGTATTAGGGGCATACCTTGCACACTGTTCCCTGGTGCAGCACAACTCACGTCGCTTACCCATCAGCATCCTGCTCCCTTGCTTTTCGCTCAGAAGCAGCCTTCTTTGCGCAAACCGGTCCACAACCATCTTCTTTCGACTTTTGCGTCTTCAGTTTCCGGCTACACATGCCGCAACGCTCATGCAGTATTGGGTTCATCTTTCTTCACCTTCTCTTTTTGCGTTATATATCGAATGTCTGTTTTAGGTATCGTCGTTTGATAACCGTCGTCGCCTTTTAAAACAATGCTGTCAGCCAAACCCACAACACTCTTACATTCAAAATCAGCAACACTACCATCTTGCCAGCAGACCTTAACAGCTAGACTTCCACCAGCCAAGCGATATGTTTTCGCATATATACCAGGCTTGATAGGATAACGCTCTCCTTCTACACCTGTTATGATGTAGTCGCCAGGACTGATAAAATGCGGTCCCTCAAGAGTTGAAATATAAGGAAGATAACACTTACATCCACCGCAACCAGCGCTTTCTTGCTTAGAGCACCCGCTCAAATCAATGCCGAATTCTGCATAGCAAAAATCTTCCGGTTTAAAGCCATCTTCCATTCCTGGTTCGTACAACTCCGCATCTATTTCTACTGGTATCTTGACTACCCTTGGCATTAAGAACACTCCCTTCTGCATATTTATACGATTAAATTTTTACTACGCCGTAGATTTTGATATCTTTATGCAGCATGATGAATTATATTGCCATCCAACTACGCTGTTCTGATTTATCACGGCGGTACTTTTCTCGCTTCTCTTTTTCTTTCGGCTTCTCAGGTGTCCATGGCCGGGACGTACAGGCGTACATGGTCTCGTCGAATGCGTGATCTTCTCCATTGGTATCAACCTTTTCCGGATTGTGCTTGTCATGCGTCAGCAGCGGAAATGTTCTTACCGTGTGAAAGCACGTTTCAAAGAAGGTAATGCCAGGTATTTGCTTGCCTTCCTTGTCGATGTAGCCGGTCAAGCGAATCTTTACCTGCTCCGCGCCAGCTTCACGCCCCTTAGTAGAGGGAATAAAAAGAGTCTTACTCTTTTCAGATAAGACATTGTTGATTTCTTCTGCAATTGTGGGGCCTTCTGTACCGGTCTTATTCCAGCAAGCGCTGTCCAATATACCATATGACATTTGATTGTCTTCTTTTTCAGCTTCAGCAATCTTTAGCGCAACCTGTTTGGCCGTTTCCTTGGTACCTACATTCGCTTTACCACCATAGCCATACAACTCCCGATACTTCCATAACCGACTGTCATAGTCTACCGCATACCATCCGACTGAATAAGGATGATAGCTGCCCCAGTCCATTGCACGGAACCTTGTCCACTCTTGCGGAATAGCAAAAGGCTTGCAAACATGCAGCGTACTTGACCACATATCATAGAAGCGCCCACCGGTAATGCCCCATTCCCCTTCACCATAGACTTTATAGCCTTCAGGATCTTGGATCTTTCTGAGCTCCATACGCCGGTAATACGCTTCATCAATGAACCGATTGTCCTTATATGTGCTGTGATGAGGAAAGATATCGGGACTGGTAATATCGAAGTATTTAGCCTTGATCCAGTGTGAAGCACTTACAGGGTTAAAGCTGAATGTCATTTGATAATACAGATAAGGATTAAGCAATATACCACGCAGCCGGTCATCCAATATATCTACATCAGACTCGTCGAGCTCCGTGGCCTCTTCTATCCATATGAAGACAAGCTTGCCATACTCAAAGCTTACCGACTTGATCTTCTCTCGCTGTGAATCGTCTTTCATACCGCGAAATATGATCTTATTGCCTGTTCGATTACAGACAATCTCCATCGGACTCTGCCGAACAGTCCACAATACCGATGCTGCTTTACCGCAGATCCGGTTAATCGCAGCCTTTAATTCCGCGTAGGTACTATCACGATGAGACTCATCGATCTTTCTAACAACCAGAAGATTAGCACCGGCGTTCTTCGGGTCCATTAGCTTTAGAATATAATCCTGTGCGATATTAACCGACTTACCACTACCAGCACTGCCTTTAGCGCATCGATACCGGCATCGCGTTCTGTTAAACTCCCGAAATATAGGATTAAACTGAACGACAGACTCAGCCATCGCCCCCACCATCGCCGTAATCAATTATAATCCTGAGCTCAGTATCAACAGGACCGCCACCTTCGCCGGTATGTTCGACTTTCTTCTGCTCTTTGTACATGCCTTTCATTTCAAAAAACAGCTTAATTGCCGATACATCTCCCATTTTAGCCTTACGAATAAGTGCTTTCCAAACCTCTGCAGTCTCAGCATCTGTATATTGATGTATTAACCCATTGAGATACGCAACGAAATTCGGATCTTTCATCCAAACCCACATTGTTTTGTATGTAATCCCGGCTTCTTCCGCTTTTTTTTCTTTTGTACCGCGGTTTTCAGGATTAACAAGCAAGTGAGCGAGTGCTATTTGTTTTGCGTGAGGTACCCAATCATTACTTTTTATTACGTCAACAGGCACATCAACTTTAGGTTTAGCAACCGGTTTCTTTCTCGGCTTGCTCGTACCTCCAGGCTTCTTCCGCTTATTTGGCTTTTCTTGATTTTCTGCCTTTTGCCTTGCCATTATCATCACCTGCCAATATGTTTGGAATATCAGCATCAGGCGCTGACCAATGTATCCCATATATTTCAATAATCGCACTGAAGTCTTCTACATCGTGCGGTACTAACTTACCGGACATCGGTATGTGTTTGAGCTCATGCCACATCAACAAGGCCATCTGTGCTTCACTCATATAATCTACATGTGGCTCGTACACCGTAATAATGTACTGGTAATCCATAAATGCCCTGAACGGCGGCTTTACCTTACGACAGTCGGCATGAACCATCTTGCCTGTTGCCCTCTCCACTTTAGGCTCGTAGCTAAGTACAAACGCAATGTTCTCGCGGCCTATATACTCGTCTATAAACCACAAATCCGGCATCTTCGAGATAACCTTGTCGGCTAATTCCCGCAGCGCCGGAGATATTTCACAGTCATAACACTGTATATCCTCAGTGTTATAGTCCTTTATGATAATTGTTTCAATGTCACAGGGCGTATCATCTTCATTTACCAGGTTAAGCTCGAGCTTTATATCGAAACGCTTTTTCCCTGCCACTTCCATTTGCGCTTTATTACGCCGCTTCAGTATTACGCCTTTGACCGGTACAATGACTCGATCCCCTTTGTTGAACATAAGCATTCATCCTTATGCTTTATCGTCTGCCTCGTAACGGGCCACGCCCTGTATCGAATAACCAGCGCAATCTGCCCAGGGATTCTCACCAAATGCCTTTTTGTCGCCTTTGGCTATTCTGCTGAACTTATCTAAGATACGCACAATGATTAGAGCATCTTTGAATTGTTCCAGGTTTATTCCACCCGGGTACAAGATACGCAGTACACCTTCTACTGTTGTTATGGCCTCACCGTAGGCTTTATCCTTTTGGTCCACCAGTTGGCCGATTCGATTTCCTATTGCCTGAAATCTCCCTTGCGCTTGGTCCATTAGGCTCTTTCCTCCTATCTTTACAAGGCATGTGGTGTTGCCTCGCACACTCATGATACTCAGATGAATAGTACGGACAAGTTCTTTCATAGCACGTTCTTTCGCTCATTCGTTCATCCCCCGACAAATAATAAAGCCGCCCTTATTCGGACGGCACATACTCAAAATATTTAAACACTGCTGCACTTATGATTCGCTGCTTTTTAATAGGTACTTCGTTCTTTTCTACGTTACTCTGCTGCTTTGTTGCCTCTTTCATTATATCCTCCCATCTCATAATAACAATGCACCTTGCAGGTTTTCATTTGTCAATTCTCGAATTAATTTCGTGGATTTAAGGAGGGTATTATGGACTATATATCAAAAGGATTTGAAATTTTACTGCAAGGCGCGTTAGCCAGTTTAATTGTTTTATATGTTACGATGAAGCTTCAACAAAGAAAGGAACATCAAGCTATCCGTAATTCAGCTATTTTGTTGCAATTTGAGGTAGAAGCTCATGGAAAGATTTTAGCGAAATGGGGTAAAAAGAGCAATACACCTAAGCTGCAATCCAAAGATCTCTACATCTTCATAGAAACAAAAGAGTGGGAAGCATCTAAAAACACAATGGTTAACATGGATAATTCGCACTTTCATACGTTATCAGCCTACTATCACGAAACTAAAATACTCACAGAATCCTGCCGAAATGGCATGCTCGAATTCGTTTCTGACAACACAGTCAGTTACCAATACCTCTTTAGCATTGCTGTTTTATGTTTACTCAAGGCATATACTTACAAGCTATATAGCAAAGAGTTTAAGCAAGCAATAATTGAGTTTGAAGAAACTAAAAGGGTTATCCCAAGTTCTTATTATCAATCTCCAACATTCTCCGATTAAGCAGTCCTCGGCATATTAAACAACATCTTATCATTTTGTGGCTTGCCGCTTATCAATGTATTCAACAACCTGGCCAACCGTTTTAAACTTTTCTGCTTCATCATCCGGCACTTCTATATCGAACTCTTCTTCCAAGTCCATTAGAAGCTCTACCAAATCAAGTGAATCAGCACCAAGATCCGCTATAAGTCTGGAATCCATAGTTACATCTACTTCATCCACGCAAAGGCAATCGACAATTACTTCTCTTACCTTTTCAAGCGTACTCATATATATCATCCTTTCGGCAATTTGCATTGGTGCCAGCCATCCCCTACTGGCACCATATATATAAAAGGAGGAGGTACCTTTCACAAGGGCTCTCAATCCCCGCGAAAGCAAAATAAGCCTTGGGCTATACTCCCACAAACCCAGTATATCTTAGTTATATAGGGGTTTTGGGGTACCCTAAAACATTTTTATTGAAATCTTCCACCTGGAACATAATCCGCAGCCTTTTCATCACAGAACCTTTTTCGATAATCAGGGAAATGCTTTTCAACCACTTTCCACAATGCTTCCTCATCTTCAGCATCAACTACCGCACATATTGCACAGTCATCCCTGCCGGAATCATCGTTGCGATCACTATACCCGCTTACCCAAAATTTAAAGGGCGGCTTAGTGCAACCTTCGTCCTCATAGTTACCTGAGTACCAGCTGGCCCAAAACCTTTTTTGTTTCATTTCCTCCCACCCCAACAACTTACCGGCGGGCTCAATATTTCATGCCTATATGCAGCATAATTAGCTGCCTCCCGTACCTCAATAGGTGTGAGCTCATTCTTAATAATAAGACTGAGTAATGTATCTACAACTCTATGAAACATCGGATCATTGTTATACCGGTATTCTGGTGTTATATTAACATCTACACCACAATTAGAACATTTTGGCACTATAAGCACCCCCTGCGCTGCGCGATCCGCACTGTTATATTAACTATGTCCTTCCACCAGCTTTTCACTGTTTTACCACTTGGCAAATGGTGAAACCCAAAGAATTGTCGTTCAATTAGTGTGCAGTATTGCTTGGCCGTGTCCTCTACCCAACCTGGCCGTCCTTGCTTTGCATCGTAATAGGTTATTTCTGCCTGCCGACGCGCCTCTAAGAATATAAGCTTCTTAGGCGACAACACCTTATAGACATCTTCAATCGTCATAATCCACAAGTTTTGCTGACTCAATTCAACCAGGCCAATTGCTTTTTCTTCTGCCGGACGGCCAACTCCAGATCCTTTTGGCATGCCGGTGTACAATGTTGCGGCTACTTCACTCGCGTACTCACCATTTGCATTGTACATTTTGGCCATGCTTTCAAAGTACGCTCTTCGTTTGTCGGGGAAGTTAAGCAACCAATCAATAGCCTGCTTATCCTGCGCTTGCATCTCTTCCCATGTTAACGGCTTCATTTGGCCCCTGCCTTACTCTGAGCTTTCCTATTAATGAACTTGTCTTTTAGCCTCTTAAATGCGTATACCAGCAAAGCACATATTACGATTGAAAATGTAATAATTAACAAAATCAGAAAAAAAACAGTGCCAACCCAAACAGGAGAACTTACTGCTAATCCAACTATAGTAACTGCCGTCGGCCATTCCATAATTATTTATCTCCTTTCTCTTTGAGCTCCCAACCAGGGCGTTCAATGTTGGAACCGCACTTTGCGCAAGCAGGCACTTTCGGCATTACTTCCTTTAGCCCGGGTACGGCCCAAAATTTACATGTACCGCATATCCTTAAAATTTGGTTATCAACCACATTGAATAATCCCCCTTAGTTCGAATCTTTCCAATCTCCGTAAAGCATACGCCCCTTGAATTTCAAGGTATTTTCTACCCCTTCAAGGTCTGCTCGGAGATTTTTCAACTTTTCATACAGACCTGCAGCTGCTGCCTCATCCCGGCGCTTTTGTCGCATTGCTGCTTCCGCTTCCATATCTAACTGTTTAGCAGTAAAAGACTTTTTTGTTTCAACATAATCTACATGTCTTTTGGTCCATTCACTGGCGGTATCAGATTTCCGATCCCCTTCTGCCATTTTACTTATTTCCAGTGCTTCACCAGCCAACTCGCCAACTCTAACCTTCACAGCTGAAATATATTGCAATTTGGTTAAGATAAATTCTTTCGATGTAATTGGTTTATTTTCAAGCGCTGCTATTGCCGCATAGACTCCACGTAGAGACAACACTGACTTTTGCACTTCTTCCAACGTCATAACTTCTACCTCACTTTAGGACCATACAAATACGCTATAAATTATAAATGAACAACTCTTCCCCGCTCGGTAGAGGGCAATCGTCTTTCCATTGCAACTTCCTCACAACGTCCCATGCCGAAAATTCAATGTTAGAGAAATCGAATCGTTCATATAACCGGCCATCAATCGCAAGACGCAGCTGCTTATCGGAGAATATTTGCAAGAACTTAGATAGCTGCTTTAATTCATTTATCTCCCTATCTCCGGCTTCGTTGTGAACCGTGAAGTGTAAACCATTTAAAAGCGGCTTTATACCCACACCTGTACGCCTTAGCAATCCAACATATTCCTCTCGCAACGTATGGTTATACAATGCTGAGTACATATAAATCTGGCCAGTATACTCCATTTGACGCAGAGTTTGGCAAAACTCCATTACCTTTCCCGGTATTAGCATTGGCTCCCCGCCTGATATAATCACTTCATCGTACTGCAGCAGCTGATCAATGCTTGGTAAAATCGCTATTTTGTCCAGCTTCAGATTATCGTTGCAGCAGCCCTCACAGGACCGCGGACATTCCAGTGTTACCAATAGCCTTGCTTTTTTCATAGAAACAACCCTCACTTCGTATCCGGATACCGTTTATACAAATAGTCCAAACAAAACTGCCGTAACTCTTGGCTACCAGGACCATTATGTCGCCTGTAGTGGCACGGATTCACCGGCGCATCCTGGCATAACATTACCATATCTTCTTTCCGATCCTTACCACCCCGGCCCTTTGGCTTCTCATGGTGCGGTATCGTTCCTTGTGGAATCGGCCGGTCACAAAAGATGCAGCGTTTATTATCCCTTTTCCAAACAAATTCATAGAGCTCTATTAACTCTTCACCATATAAGCGCCCCGGCTTCTTCTTATTGCTTTTAGCTTTAATCTTTCCCCGGGACTTTAGCGAAGCTCGACTGCTCAGCCTAGTTTTAGCTTGCAGCGAGCTTCGCCTTTTCAATGGGGATTGTTTCATCACTTGCCGCAGCGCTCACACTGGGAGAACCGATAAGGCGGGTATTTATGCCCCAATATCAAACAGATAATCTTACTAATCAGGATCATACTAACTTCAAGCTTCCAAACTGACTATCGATTATTCCACACATTTCTTCTAGCCGCCCATTGTTACTTTCAATATCGTTTAATAAGTCGCGTAAATGTTCCTCAAGCGTTACGACTTTCATCGCTTCATTAGATGGCACCTGACATTTTGCAGGTTCAGGCCTGATAACAGCATCCAATAAGGAATTTGATAAACGCCGATTTCTTTCGGCACTATCTCTTAGTCGATGAATAAGCGATTCAACTGTCGCAACCTTAGAACTTGTTGGGCCCATACTTCCAATCCCACAAGCTCTGCCCACGTCATTAATTCCCATCGTTTATTCCCCCTACTACTTGATCTTACTTGTAGTATAAAACAGGGTTTTCTCCGTTTTCGGAGATTCCGAAATGAAATTTACAAAGTATCTGTTGAAAATAAAAAATGCCGCCCAACACTAGTTAGGCGACAAATTGCAATTATTCTCAAGATTTTTTTCCTAATAGCTATCAATAAAAACCTCAGCCTCTTGCATACTGCCAGCATCCCATTCAGATGATCTCATGTTAGCCGGATATTCCATTTCATCCGGCGTATAGCAACGGTAAACGTCGTGACTGATACCGTCGCCGCTGCATTCCAAATCCTGCTTAATTGTCCATCCTTTATATTTCCGTGTTATCTTACGCATGTTAGTTCCTCCTTGTAGGCAAGTTAATTAACTGGGTATAGATTCCAGGAAAAGGCCATGTGATCATCAATTATATTTGCTATTAAGTAGTAAATGTTGCGTCCTTTGTGGTCATATTTGTATAGCCCGTATAATTCAGCATCTTTAATAACTATCGTAGTGTCCCCTAATTGGTACTTATCCTTGGCTGATAATCCCATAAATTTTTTAAGCATAGCTTGTTGTCTCGTGCTAAACTGTAGCTTTTTAAACTCATCCTCTGTTATTTGACCGATTTTTTCATATACTGGTAAGTCCATTTCAAATCCCCCTTTAATTGCGTTATTGTTTAGTAATCCACTTGTCGCGCTCTGCTCGGCAAGCCTCCAAGGCAGGGCGTACACAGCTAAATAGGTTGCCGTTAGTGTGCCGGTAGTCGTAGGCTACATATGTTTTTTTATTAGCTGAATTGCGGAATTTTTCGTATTGCTCCTGGCCTAAATCCTTAGTTGTAGATACGCCGTTAACTGTCATTGCCATTGTAAAATCCTCCTTACCGAATGCCGTTACTCTGCGTTAAGATTGTATACAGCGAGAACCGTTTGCTTATGCCTCCTTATATACCGGTCAAAGCTTGTGAATGTGGGAAAAACAGGGCAACGTCTTAAAAGTTTCTTGCGCCCTTGGTTATCGACAAACCCATATGCAAGAGCATAAGGCTTAGAGCCATCAGGGTTTTCGTCTGCCCTTAAAGCTGAGAGCATGTATTTTCGGCGCTCAATTTCCTCTTCTAAAGTGGCGTTGTTATTATCATACCTTGATGTGTTTCCTCTTCTCATTTTATTACCTCCGTATATTCTGGCTATCAGGACTGTAATTACCTCTCATTCCTCCACATTTCAAGTATATCGTTGAAATGTTCCCTTGCTTGCGTGTCTGGCCTGTTTTCGTATTCCTCAATCCATTCTGCTTCCGCTTCTGCCAATTCACGTTCGCAACCACATCTTTCGTTAAGGTGCGCCCCGCAATATGGGCAATATTGCTTTTTCATCGTATCACTCCTTTTATCTGGCTATCGGTGGTTGTGACCGTCTGCCTGCCAGCATTAGGCCAGGGGTTAACCTGGCTCACTCTGCGTACATTCTTCTGCGCCCTGTGCTTTTGTAATAATGTTCCAATTCATCACTAATTGCTAAAAAACGCCTGACGTTTTCGTCAATGAGATGAGAGATGTGGAGACACTTTTCCCATTTTGTTAGTCGTTCGTAACGGTTCATGCATTTTATTATTGAGAACAGATCCTTCATATCAATGTTTATTAATTTGCAAAGCATGTTTACTGTGTTGTATTTTTCCTGGCTGCGCTCAGTATATTTCGTATAATCCTCACGCTCTTTAGCGGTTTTACTTTCCCACCAGCCAGGGACCCAAGTTTTCAGAAAGATTTTTAGTTCTTGCTCAGCATAAAAATATTCGTTTACCGCCTCAATCAAAACATTAAGTTTATAGTTTGCCATTCTTACCGCCTCCACTTATTTAATCACATAATCAATATGATTAACTCCTTAACTATAATATAGCGAAGTCTATTCACATTGTCAATAGGACATCAATTAAAATGATTAAAAACTTGATTATTTTAGTTCGGTTTGTTATTATATTGGCAGGAGGGATAATCATGGCAATAAAATGCAATTTATCTACATATATGGGAATGTACAAAATGAACATTCAAGATGTTTGCGACGAGACAGGACTCGCTAGAAATACCGTGGCATTCCTATACCACGATAAGGTAAAAGCTATCAATTTCGGCACATTGGACTCTCTCTGTAAACTATTTAAGTGTTCAGCAGGGGACCTATTGGAATATGTGCCGGACGTAGAAGAACCCCAGCAATAGCCGGGGTAATGCCGCTCATCCTTCGGGGGTGGCGGCTTTTCTATTACATCCACTTTCTATGTATTCCAAATTTGCGCACCAAGCATCGCATATGCCTATCCGAATACCCTAATATTTCTGCTGCTATTTCAACGCTACCATGCATATTAAGTGCATCAACTATTATCTTTCGTATTGGTTGGCCATGCTCTTTTTCAAGAGCTCTCGCTTTGCTCAAAAAAATCACCGCCTAATGTATCCTTAGCTAGCTTGGCGAAATAAGTCCAATGGTTGCAATTGCACTGGCCAGGGCAACCACAACTTTCAGTTTCAGATATTTTTATCAATATATTGCGCAATCGAAAGCACTCATTAACAAGGGCTACATTATCCTGAACGATTTGATTGAATGTATCTACTCCTGCTTGTAATTGATATTGAATTAGTAAAGTTAGAACTTCAGCATGCTGATTACCTTCTACTTGCGATAAACGCTCAGGATTGCCTACCCCTACTTTTTTAACAAACAAGTTCCGTTGCTCGATTGCATTTAACTCACACTGCTTCATAAAATCCCCCTCACCCACCTGGCGCCGACTTTGCCATATCAATATTGCATTTACATATCGGACACACCGGATACCAGTCAGCCATGCTCGTTTTTAACGAACTATCGGCATTCCAACCAACATCCACCCAATACCCTTTATGTCCATTGACGCATTGCCACATGCGATCTTGTGTCCTTCTCCGATCTAACGGGTCCTTCCCTAGCAAAATATCATACATAGTCTCGTCTATCATATCTTTCAATCCACGCGCAAAAGCCTCTTTGTCTTGCATGCTAAACTATCCGATTAATGCTGCCGGCACTATTAAACCCTTCCGGATATCGCTGCTTCAACTTAGCGATATTGGTATCACATATATCCTGCATATTGAGATTATAGCGCTTACAAAACAGTTTCATCCAAGACAAAACAGTACCGATGAGATTTCCTAACTTTGCCTGATCCAGTTCATGCCCGTGATATACAACCTTTTTTAGATATTCCGTAACATCACCAGCTGCTTTACTCAATCTCCCGATACACACATACAATAGAGCCGGTTCAGCTTCTTCTGCCGCCTCTACAACCACCTGATAACTAATCCCTGCCGTCGTACAGAGTGTTGCGCAATACCAACTCACATCACCGGCCTCTTTTATTAGCGCTGCATGCTGCTCACCTGAAGTTTCAAAATTTACCACTGCGTCAATAAACTCCGCTGTTTCTCCTGCTATCCCCATACCGAAATTTCCTAGTCTTTGCATGGCACCTTGCCCATTATTAGCAGTTCGTTCAGCAAGTCGCTGATACTCTTCAAAATAGGGAAATCCCTCAGACCAATTCCCATTTTTGAAAACAAACGTCTTCTCGCACATACAAGAAGTCTTTTGCCCTTCTACCGGAACCGAAAGTTCTAACCACGTTATCCCGCAGTTCGGGCATTGTTTTTTAGCCATATTACTAACCCCTCTCTTCTTTTAATTCATCCAGCAGCTTTGCGCACTCTATATAGCTCATATCATTGACTTTATAGCTTTCCTGGTCATAACCCAATTGCTGAATTAAGTCTTTTGCAAATTCAATCATGGCCGAAGTCGGCTTATCTTTTATAAGATGATTACTCTTTACCAGCTTGCAATTTTTAAGATGCGGGGCCGTCATTAGCGATCCGCAGTAAGGGCAACGTTCTGACATATCGTTCCACACTCCATATCGCCAACATCAATATTCGATAAATCTAACCCTCTTAAATCGCTCCACGACAAAGTACATTAACTCGAAATATTGTTCAGTGTGTCTAAATGGAGAATAAAGAAAGATAATTGGCGTTTTTTTTGATATTCCTCTAAGTTTATCGACACTGCACGCTATTTTAAAACTCGCCGGTTTAAGTTTATTGATACAGACAAATTCATAACAGCGATGAAAACTAGTAGAAACAATCATAGCTATAAGAGGCGATTCACTTCTTACTGATTCATTCATAATGCATCCCCGTCAATGATTGATTTCAGTGCCTCAGCCTTCAGCTGCTCCAGCCGCTCTTTAATATGCCACACAAACAGCCACTTCTTTTTCGGCATATCCAGGCCTAACTGTATAGCCTCCCTCATCGCCTCAAGATATTGGTCCATTTCATAAATCTGGTTATCCAATTTAATTATTTTATCTTTTACCTCATGCCGGTCAGCATAGGCTTTCGCAACCTCTTTGCCAACTAACTTGCCAATATCGGTAAACCTTCCCCGGTTCGTGGCTTCCCAATCAGCATCACGAAGCTTCTTGAGATGCAATCCCCGCGGATCACGCTCCTTAGCGAACAATAACGACAACATGGTATGCTCCGGTATATCTACAGCCCTTGCAGGTGCAGCTTTTCTATAAGTCCAGCTGTTAGGCCCCTTAACCACCCAGCCAGCTTCAGGTGGAATATCCTCTTTTCTTGCCACATCGGGCAACGTTGCAAAATAAAACCGGTGACAATGAGGCAGATACCGCTGCCACTTCTCGCTCCGGATATCGCCAAGGAAGTCCGCTCGCGATACCTTGACCTCATAGATGGAGAGGCAAAAGCGCGTGTACGATGGCTTAATAGTTATCACATCAGCCAGCCCGGGCGATGTGTTATTGCTTAACTGCCCCAGCCATACACTACCGAGTGGCACTCCTAGAAAGGGAGTAGGCCCCACAGACTGAGCTAAGTCTGCAGCAATCTCATCGTGATATCTTCCCATTACGCCCTCCCAATCCAAGCCTCACCGCCAAAAGCAGCAGAGCCGAGCAAAACACTCCTATGTTGTTGAAAGCAATACTCTTCAATTCTCGACCAAGGTTGTCCAACAAGTGCCTGCGCATCATATTCAAAACAAATCGCGTGAGAATCCATGAATGCGGTTAAATACTCATCAATTGCCTCGAAAGTCGGATTATCTAGCCACAGCTTTATGTTAAATCTACGGAGCAATGCACTATCTATAGATTCCGGCATGTTTGTAGCGCCAATTACTACCGACGTATCCGGCAATCTATCAAGATTAGTAAGCAGGGTATTCACAATCAAGTTATATTCGCGCCCCGCACTCCCTTCTTTCCCGTCCCTTGTTCCCCCAATTGCATCTATTTCATCAACCAATATGACGCATCTGTTTGTTAACGCATAATCAAATATCTCACTTATCTTTTTACTTGTAGATCCCATATACGAGTTAACGACTTCCGACAGTTTTAGTATATAAAACGGTAAGTTTAATTCTTTTCCAATTGCTCCAGCTAACGTTGTCTTACCATTACCAGGAGGACCAGCAAGCATTATTCTGTTTTGCGGCGATAATCCTGCATTTTTCAATATTTCACTGTTTTTCCGTTCATGAAGAAATGAATCCACTGCCCGGAAAACTGAATCTACAATACACACTTCGGAAATATCCTTAATTACCGCCGGTTGGTATAGCGACGATTTAATATTATGGGGCAGTTCTATTAACTTGGAGTTATTATCTCCCCATGATCTAAGGGAGTGTTCCAGTTGCGTAGCTGCTCCAACCCTTCCACCCTTACGCTCATTAGCGATCATAACCTCCACATACTGTTTGGCTTTATCAAAATCCCTGTTTCCTACCGCCCGGATGAGCCCGGACACATCATCTATTTTTGGCATTAATTCTACCCCTCCCAAACAACAATTTCAGTCCTACACCATTCCCATATACCAGGATCCACGCACCAGTCCAAATCCACTTCTTTACTGTTATCATCTTTAAGTACGCCAGCCTTTACCAGTCCGTCCATGATCCACTTAGGAGCCATGTTATCCTTGTCCCGGTCCCGATCAATATTGTAATAAAACGTTATCCGTACAATCGGCTTATCAAACGCTCTTTTAATTCTTTTTTTACCGGACAGCAGGGCCCCTATCAACTCTTCCCACTGCTTCTTAACCTCAGCTTTTTTCATGTAGTGCCACTTATCCCAAACATTTAAACTCGGAGGCACATCATAGATAACGATAGTGAGCTTACCAGGTTCTAATCTAACTATTGATTCTGGCCGTGTGCTTTTTTTCTTAGCGCGGCCAGTTTTTTTATTTACGATCAGACCGAGTTTTCTTGCTTCTGCCGCTGTTAAACGCAGCACCTATACAATCACCTCACAACTCAGGAAATAAGCCTGTCTTGGCTAAAATAATCTTTTAATTTATCATTTACCTGTTGCACAATTTTTTCATATACGCGCCAATTCAAGCCGAGCACTTTAGCTAAATCTTGTCTTTTCATTTGTTTTTCATACAACCCAACAAAAACAGCTCTTTGAAGTTCATTTAAAAGCGCCATTATATCGCAATGTAATAATGGTGAGTCAAAATCTTCATCTGATTTAATACAATCTCCTAACGTAAGCGGCATACTCTCACCGCTACTATAAACAACTTCATTCAAAGATGATGTATAGCGATACTTTGCATATTCCAAAGCTTTTTTAACTTTTTCTACCGGCACTTTCATTTTGCCAGCTATTTCATTAGCATCCAGATTACCTATTCCGTTTTTTTGAATAACATTATAAAGCTCTTTTGTAGGCCTTGAGAATGTTAACGAGTCTGTTGAATCTCTCAAGAACCTCCTAATCTCTCCGCGTATTGCTGAACACGCATATGTACTAAACTTAAAACCTTTTGAAACGTCAAAGTGCTTTGCAGCTTTAACCAATCCAATATTCCCTACGGAGACTAGCTCTTCAAACTCACAGTAACTAAGATGCATATAGCAGTATTTTTCAACTATATATGCAGGAAGTCTAATGTTTTCATTTACCAGGTGTTCAACCGTTATATCATTATTCACTGTCACACCTCCATCGTTGCTTATTACAGCAATTAAATTGTTTAATTTAGCAATCATAAGGGGATGGAACTTCCTTGAATACCATCCCCACCAACACTTACAAACTACTCCCCGGCGTGTACCTTATCCATCATTGCTAAAGCCCTTTCCCCTCTTGAAGATAACTTAACTTTTTGACCGGCATAATCACGCTGCAGATACCCACGGCGAAATAATCCATTTGTTAAACTATGTTTGTACTTCTCGCCCATTTCACCTAGTATCTTTTCAGCCATATCGTATAATCCGTGACTTTCTCCCGGGCCATACATAATCAAAATAGCTTTCTCAATCACTGCCTGAGCATGCTGACTTGGAACTGTTTTCTCTTCCATTGCCATCCTCCTAAAACGGGATTTCTTCGTCGATCACATCACGCCCGAATTGGCCAAAATCAACTGGCTTGTTGGAGTTCGATGATCCACCACCATTACTGGTCGACTCCATACTTTGTGCTACGAAGTTTGCAACTATCTCAGTTACTCTTCGCTTTTGCCCATCCGTAGTTTCATACGAACGCACCTGCAGCCGCCCTTCTACGAATACCCTATGTCCTTTAGCTAGGTTATTGCCACAATGCTCAGCTAAATTTCCCCATGCCACAACAGGGATAAAATCCGTTGATTCCCGTTGTTCTTGTCCAGGCGCTCCAAAACTACGAGAGACTGCTACGGTAAATGAACATACTGCCTTACCTGTTTTGGTATATCTCACTTCAGGATCTTGCGCTAAACGCCCTATAAGTTTAACTGAATTCATTCTTTTCCCCCTTAAAATAATCTTCAGCCAACCTTTTTGCCTCAGTCAGCTTATTAAAATTCTCTGCACTACCGCCAACATCAGGATGCGCGGTTTTTATGAGCTCTTTAAATTGATTTTTGCACTCTTCTAATCTCGGAATCCGCTCAAACCCCAATGTTTTGAAAAAATCCGGAATAACCATTGCAGCCGGCAGCATCTTAAAACCCTGAGATAACTGACCAAAATCGTATATTCCGCGCTCACTAAGCCTTGCTAAAGACTCCAAAGCCAGCACTACCTGAGCAAATGCATCACTACCAAAGTTGAGCTTCTGCCCCTTCTCCGCAGCCTTAGTCAACGTATGTTCAAAACGGTATTTCTCTCCTTTGTAGATTACATCTACATGTCCACCATGACGATCATAGTTCCAGTCATATTCTGTTACTTGCAAGCGTTCCATAACACGCTTCAGCTTTTTTTCATAATCACTTGCAGCGCCGTATAGCTTACCGGCCATTAATCCCCTCCCTCCTCAAATTCCGATTTATAGGCCTTACAATACTTATGACCGGAACAGCTGTTATCTCCGCAAGTCCATGTATCATCAAAACTCTCTCTCATCCATTTTGCGCACCGGTCTAAATCAGCCTGAAATATTTTCCCTAAAACTACATAGCGTTCCTGGCTATCAATGTAATTTGCTGCATTTAACAAATCCTGTTTCCAAGTCATCTTCCAATGGTTTTTCACATCACTCATTTCTCGTAATACATTAGAGAAATAATTTCCCAATTTATGTCCGCATTTGAGATTTAAACGGAAATAAATCTTTTTATTACTCATAAGCTTCCTCATACCACTTAGGCAAACATTTCTTGCAGAGATATTTATTCGTTGCAACCTTCTTTAGCGTAACGCCCCGGGCATTGCACGTTGCACAACGGACAACGCCTGGTTGATTTGGCTTAGATGCTTCTTTAATTGCTGGAGCAAGCATCGCCGCCGTAAATTGTAATGAATCCAGGGTAGAATATGGGCCGCAAAAACTACTTGCAAGCGCTAATATAGCTTTAACCATTATCATCCCTCCATTTTTCTACTGGCCACTCCCAGAGCCTTTGCTGGCCCTTGGCTGGCACTGGCTCTATCGGGCGAATGTTTTCCAGTATCCAAGCGTATCTGCCGGGAGTATAGTCACCGAATATAATTTCATTCTCAGAGATATCTCGTAATGTTCCTCCAAAAACATAACTTTCTGCTGGTCTGCAGTCCACAAGCTCAGCTATGGCGATTACACACCCCGTAGGAAGAAAACACCATGTCAATCCCGCCTTTTCCAAGGCCTCTTTCGCCACTTTCTCAAACTTTTCCATTCCCAGAAGCGGTAGCCTACAAGGATTTTTCTTAGCCGCATGAATTGCAATCGGCCCCCGATACTTGGTAGGCCAGGACCGCGTTTCTATCTTCTTAGCACCGCAGGCAATAAGGCTTGCCCACGGCTGCAAGATTGTTAGAGCTTTCATTTCGCACGCTCCCCCGCCATTTCATGCCCTCTACACCCTGTTTTCCAATCGGAATCATTTCATGGCCTTGCGCCAATTCGTCCAGAAGGAAGCTCCGCACTTCCTCGGCTGATTTTAGCTGTTTACCATCTACCGTGATGCTCGATGCCATTCGTCTCATTTCGGACTTTGACCAGTTTAGCGCACCACGGACTGATAAACATACGTGAGTCACTCTGTTCATCCCTTACCTCTCCCCTTGCTCCGGTAGTGCAGGTATCGGCGGTCTTTTCATCCAGAGCGATATTTTTTCATAAGGCACAATTTCATCCGTTAGTTCAACATAAAAGCTTTTATGATCTTCATACAGCGAGTTAATTGCCTCACATACTATACCCATGTGTAAAATAAGAACCTTTTCTCCAGGCTCCGGCATAGTCTCAGGCGTTACCGGTATCCAGTCCCTTTGCTGGCCTAACTTGGCTAAGTGTAATAGTTTTTCTTGTTCATCCCATGCCTCACAAATTAATCCATCAGCCAGCGACCGAACTAACGCATATTTACCTTGCTCTATCTGGCTTATTAGGTCGTTAGTCATATGGGTTATCCCTCCTAGCCGCCTTTTTCATTTCATTGACCTGTTCTTCAATCTGTTTTAACACCAGTTGAATTGTGCCGCTGTTCCAAAGGTAAGTGTTAATGTCTTTATGGGTATCTGCATTAGTTAACTTCCGCAACACTTCATATTGCAAATCTGACAGCTTTACACTGTCGTAAAAATCACTAAGAATAAGGCGCTTTGCCTTTCGTTGAAGCTTTCGCAATTCGCGGTTAAGTTCTTTGTCTTCATCCGTCATTGCAGCGCACCCCCTATACTTTCATCTATCCATTCATCTTTAATTTTCGGTTTTACCCATATTTCTTGATTTGATAATTGCCATTCCCAGCCTAGCTTCCCTGCCATCCATGCAACCAGAACCTGATTTCCCATTGCCTCGGCTGCATCCGGAGGAACTGCATTGCCTATCGCTTTTCTCCAACGGGCATCTGATTTACCAGCAAGCACTAGGGGGCTTCCGTCTGGCATAAATAACGGGATTGTTTGTAATGCTGCTAATTCTAACGTAGTCAAAGGCCGGTGCCACGATCCATCTTCTGCGATAATTACATATACTCCAGATTCAGCGTCTGCCGGAATATGTGGGTCTGCCACTGCAGACGTGCCTGCGTGAATGTCATTTGATGCAATCACTGTTTTTGCAGGCTCATTCCAAGCCTGAACACCTAACGTACCATTCCTTGGTTTGCACCCAAGACTCGGATCGCTTATTGCTAACGCTCCGCTTCCAAACTTTGTACCAGTAACACACGGGCTTGTTTCATCGATTCGACAAATCTTATATACGGAAGGATGCTTCCCTTTGCATGACTTTAGCATTGGGTCAGGGATAACTATTGCACCGTTGTTTGGTCCATGCGCTCCAGTTACGGTATTGGCTGGTTCCTCATATCGACTGACTTTATAAATAGCTTTATGCGTATTCTCGCGAGAAAGAGACATACACGGATCAGAGATAGCTGCTGATGTACTTCCACCCGTTCTAACGTTTCCAGTAATAGTCGAACTCGGCTTATTCCAGTCCATTACACCGAAGGAGCTATTACGCGGAACATGCATAATCCGGTATTGTTCTGGCTTAATGTCTCTTAAATCCCGCCAATCACCACCGGCTTTTATTAAAGCCAACCTAACCCATGTTTTCCATTGCAGTTTCGGCAGTTGATGCATAGGACCACCTGCTGGGTCATTTGGGGAAGGCAATGAACCGATAACATCCCCTATTGTTTTTAATGGTAATTTAGGCGGCTTATAAACAAATGCTGGTACCTTTTTAGGATGGCGTGTCATGAATAAATATCGATTTCTGTTTTGGCCAAGACCACCCAACTCTCCACAATTGTAGATTTCATCCTTCTTGTCAGCAGTTAAATATCCGTGGTACTTAAACAACCGTCGTATTTCTTCAAGTAGTTTTTTGCCCCTGGTTCGGATTCCCGGAACGTTCTCAAACAGAAATATATCAATCGGATCAAACTCAAATGCTTCAAGGGCTAATTGAACACATCGAATAGATAGATTATTTAGCGCTTGGTACTTTTTACTCAAAGCTGCCTGTATTGACAATAACGCCGAAAGCCCCTGGCACGGTGCGGATATAAAACCTGTGTTGGGATACTCCCTGCCAGCAGCCTCAAAAATATCTTCAGGTACCACTTCTCGCCAACCTTCTGGAGGAACATGCCCGTGAAAGTCGATATAATCCCTTCGACTGAATAAATCCATTTGTACTGCCGGAGCACCTGTTAATCTTCGGAAGTCTTGAACAGCCAGCGGGTCCACGTCGATTCCAACTAATGTCCTGAACTTACCTACCGAACCTTTGTATTCCCCTTTTGACTTCTGCATTCCATATGCTGCAGCGCCAAGACCACAACAAAGATGAATCACTTTATTTTCAAGAAGCATACTCTTCCTCCCAATGTAACACATTGTATTTATTCATCCGATATGTTTCATAATCAAACGCACTAACACCTTAATAGCTCTGGGTTATCCCATATTAAACCTTGCATTATTGCTCAGTCCTCCCAACCGCCCAATTCATCAAGCAATCCCAAAATATCATCAGCATCATCCTCATTCGAAAGACGATCTAATATTTGCATCAATTTGTCATCTTCAGCTAATTCTGGGTACTTATCCGCAACTTGAGAATCAAATGTTGGCTTATCGCTTTCGCTGCCGCATTCAGTCGGCAACATCGAAAAGTCAAAAACCTCTCCTAGAAACGTTAGCTCGTACTTTTCTATCTCGCCACCATATATTTTAACTAGTTTTGCCATTACTGCTTACCCTCCCCTACCCATTGCCATAGGAATTTTTTTTGGTAATATTTAATGTTTCCGGATCTCCTCTGCTGCTGGATTATCCGATTGGCAGCCCGACTAGATATATCGCTATAGGTATACAATATGCTTGTTTTAATATTTTCCGGTACTCCCATTCGTTCAAGCTCATGTTTAATATCATAAAAGTTGAATTGTTTCTTTTCCCACATGTAGTCGGCAATAGCTCCGATTATACAAGCTTTTATTTCGTATCCGTAAACAACCATTACCGCCCCTCCCCTATAAGGGATGTTAACTCACAATCGACGGAATGGCCTTTTCCGTTTGGATACCAATTCCCTTTGTATCCACCGCAGCATGGACAATGCTCTCCATCATCGCTGGCCCATTCCAGCCTTTTTAGCAATTCTTCCGCTCTCTCCCGCCAGACCAAATCCTCGGGCCATCCTGTACGGGCTGCGGCAATGAATTGAGCATCAATTTTGTCTTGGGGATTCGTTTCGTCAGGGCGATGGTTAAACATCATCCCAAGAATAAATTCATCTTCACGTACACCGCGGGGATAGGTAGTTTTAACGTTATACGCATGTTCACTGTACAAATGACCAACTTCCCATGGTCCAGCCGTTGCCTTAACCATAATCTTCTTTTCCTGCTCTCTGTTACGCATCTGCTTTACCCTCCCCTGTAGGCGATTCCGGGAAATAATCACGCCATTCGTCATTATCAAAACAATTTTTATAATTCTCTATTTCTATAAAGTTGTTTAATTCAATAGCGATATAACCTAGTTTCATGGTGACTTCCAATCCATCTTGAAACTCGTATTTATTTACAATGCTTTGGAATTTACCAAGATCATCGAATGGCACCACAACCCAACCAAAAACCTCTACATTTCTTTTAAACAAATGGCATTCGTGGCACCTTAAAAAGTCGTAAATATCAGCATCGACCATTTTTGATCCCATTACTTGCCCTCCCCTAGTACGGCCTGTAGGCCCCTTAACTTCACAGCGCAAACTGATACGCTCGGCGTTTCTCCGGAATCGCCCGTCCTGTCCAATACCGCCTGTGCCGCCTCTTCCAGCCGCTTAACCCGTTCTGCATACTCTGCCCCGGCTGTGGTGCGATTGGATGTGTCACGGGCAATTCTTTCGAGCGGATCTAATGCAGACTCAATTTCTTTGATTGCATCTGCAAACTCCCCTATCCACCTGTCATCGTTATAGGCATATGGTCCGCGTCCTTCAAGCATCCAGTTTCGTAATTTTATAGCCTGCTTTATAGCATTAACGCCTTTTGCAACCTCTGTCCGCTCCTGCTCCAATGTCTGCTCCAAATCCCGCACCCTTTGCAGTATATCTGCCCCGGCTGTATTGGATAGGGCTTGGTCGATGGTCTGCATTATTTTTGCTATATCACGCACAAACTGATTAGTTACAGTTCCGGTAGGTGCATTATCGTATATATAATTATGTGCGTCCTTTAAGGCTGAGCGCATAGCGGCTATAGTGGCCCTAGCCGAATCCCTTTCCTGCAGCACTCTCGCAGCCTGGTCCCTTAAAGCTACAATCCCCTCAACCAATGCCATTCCATGCGAAGTGAAGTTTGGATCTATATATTCATCATTTGGGACACTGCTTGGTGGAGCACACTCTTCTAAGATCATCCGTACGAGCCTTAAAGCCCCCCAGGCTTCCCTAACATTGTCAGCCCCAATGGCAACCACGCTTTGCAGGTGTGTTGTTTTAGACCGTTCGGCAACTAATGCGTTCTCTGTATGATTTAGGGCATTTTCCATGCATATTAATTTTTCGGCCATTGAGTAATTGTCATTACGTGCAGAATCAAACCATCCCTGAGCCGTATCAACCACTAATTTGCGCTCACTCATATCCATGCTCCTTTATCACATATATCCATCCCAAAGACTCAGATTTCCTAACTCAAATTCAACTTTTCTTATTACCCATGAAGCAAAGCTCAGCATTTGTACTTCATACACTTGTCCGACTCGCTGCCGACTTCCACGATTACGATGCATCTGAATAACTTGATATACAACGATATCATCTTTACGTTGATCCCCGGGGCCGGGGCGATAAATATCTGTTATTATTACTATTTTTCTATTGGAACCTCGATATATGCCCCCGACCTTTATTTCTGATCGTTTCATATAGCAACTTTATGCCTGAGTAAAACTGCCTTCTTTCGGATTCTCCACCAAGCATTATCTTCTGTTTTTTGCTTAACATTTAACACTTTACAAATTGCCTGTGGTTGCATACCTTGGTACCGCAATTCCAATACTCCACGTTCAAGCGGAGACAGCGACTGATCCAGTTCAAGGTAAAACCCTTCAAAATCCAAGTAATTTGAAACACTTTCAAAAACATTTGCATCCGGATCTTTGATAATATCCATCCAAGTGTTTTGATTAGTAGAATCCTTATCAATAGCCGAATCCAATCGCAGCGCCCCGGTCATCATTTTGTTTTTCTGGAAATTCAATCCGCGAAGGTAGGTATTTATTCCGGCCTTTAATGCCATGAACAAGTAGTTTATCGGTTTCATATTGCGGGCAGAATCATATCTTTTTATTGCTGCAGCAACCCGAATGAGTCCTGATTGCCTTGCATCCTCCCATTCATACGACGGCAATCCCATGCTAACAACCGTTTCCATACCAAACTGGTAAAACAATTCCAAGATTTCCTCAAGCTTTTCTAAATCCCCGTTTTGCGCAGCCAATATCGATTCTTTTGATACAGAACTCACTCATATCACCTCTCATCTTCAGGAAACAAGCTGATAATCACACTATTTCCTATCTGGCCACCTGTATGTTTTTTATTGCTAAAAGGGATATTTAATACATCACTTATTCTTTCAACCGCAACTTCTAGAAGCTGTCTGTGAAAAACAGGTTTATATTCATGATGAATCAACTTTTCGGTAGCAAAACCCAATAAAACAGAATACATACGAACATCTCCTAATCCGCTTTCCAGCTTTGCTATGCGCTTTTCAGACCGCATATTTGCAATCATAGCTCCCATAAAAGCCCCAACGAGTAACGAAACAAGTGTTTCAATAGCGAATTGCATATTACTTACCCCTCATTCCCTGTCGATATTTACCGCATACCGCTATGCAGCCAAGTCCAAGGTCTAGCAATTGCGGCGCACTTACGCAGCCATTACGATTAAACGAGCAATCGCATTTTTCTCCCATAATGCACTGTTCCACTTTAATCATCCTCCTGTTTTTAATCTTCTGTCCGGACCTTCTAATCTCCAGATGTTTTGATTACTACCACACTTACCTACCATTCTTGACCTTATGGCTGGCCCGTGGTTATCACCAAAACGCTCTTCCATTGCACGAAGATTAGTTATATCATGATTGCTTGTAAAAATTGTTGTCTTATTACTGATAACCCGTTTATCAATAATGTCATATAGTTTCATAGGCCACCATTCTGTCTTGCAACCTTGTTTACCAAAATCTTGCACAATCAAAACTTGAATGGCCTTATACTTCCCCATCAGCGCATATTCACTTTCACCTGTTTTATCGCCAAATGTATCCTGTATTTGAGAAGCCATATCAATCTCCCGAATTACCAAAACGGGTATGCCTTCGTCGATTAGCATGTTAGCAATAGCATTCGCAGTATAACTTTTCCCCGTACCATTTCCAGTTGGATTTATACTTTGAACATCCTTTGGGCTATAAATATAAATCCATTGCTTTCTATCCCATTCATGCTGCAGATATTGGTACAATCGTCTGGTATACTTGTCTACTATCGCACTGCTAAAAGTCTGCCGAATATCTACTCCTTCCAGACCACTTTTAGCAAGTAACGATTCTCTCATTCGAGCAGCCTTACACTCGTTTGTTATATAACGGGTCAATACACCTTTATCAGTTACATCCCGATTATCACAAATACTACAATCTCGATTTGGCCAAGGACACGCTTCAATCGTCTTCACCTGCACAACGGACACCGAATGGGAGGAAATTTGGCTTGCTTGCTTCGCTCTTTCCTGCCACTCGCCCAGGATTGTGATGTTGCTGATTTTTTCCACGATTTCCTACCTCCCTTGCAGCTATTACTAACTTATTAATCTGACTGACAAAAGCGCCAATTGAGTAACCGCTATCTCTAATAAATTTATCTTCACTATTAAAGAAAGTCGTTAGCAGCGACCTTGTTTTATCTTCTCCGTAGGTATTTATCACTTTTTTGAGCAAGGTACCATCTTTGCCACCATTAATAAATGGCTTCTCGTCAAACTTCTCAACAAACAAGTCATGATAATGATCCATCACAGTATGTTTCTTTATTCTTTTACTTTCTTTATTACTTTCTTGTATGTGTTCACTAGATGAACCGGTAAGTGAACTGGTAAGTGAACCGGTAGATGAACCGCCGACAACCGTTGAACTGGCATTACTCACAGCCTCTTCAAGGATTCGAGAGTTTTTTTCTTCATGTAGCGGTTCATTTAATGAACTGGTTACTAAACTGGTAAGCGGTTCATTTAATGAACTGGTTGACTGGTCATTTATGCCTATCGGTTCACTAAATGAACTGGTGTCTTTTAATTGATAAGCCCCATAGTTTTGCACTTTCACTTTCATACCAACTCCTTCCGTTACAATGCGCCTAATATATCCTCCATGCTCTAGCAAATTTAACATTTTTGCCACAGTAGCCTTACTGAGAACATTTCCATCTCCCTCTGCGCAATCAGCCTGAATGTCTGAATAGCTAACCCAACATTCACCAATTCCTAATTTCCATTTTATATCTGGAAATCGATTTGCTTTTAACAATAAGTAAATGAATATCTTAAAAGCAATATGCGGTAAGGAGAAATGACCGTTGTGTAAGAGCTTGCGGTATAGCAGTATGTAGGTATCATCATATCCACAAGCCATAGTTCCCCTCCTTAACCGCTTGCTCTACTTCTTTGTCGCCGTTCCAAAAAGGCGTATTTCATTGCATAGTGCTTGTGATACAGTCGTTCAAAAGTCACCTGATCTACCAAGTGAATATTTGGACCAGCGATATCCCGTATTGCCTGCCACAATACTTGCTCTTTTTCTGCTTTATCAGCAACATTGCAAGCCGGACTCCGCAATGAGGTAATGATATTTTTTATCTCTGCAACTAAAAACGCATCATCGACAATCACCATTTAGCTCACCTCAATAAAATCAAATAGTGTTGGTTCTTCACTTTCTGCTTCTGCGACTTTTAAATAACCTAAACCATCCCTAAAATAATCCGAATTGAGCTCACAAGCACGTCCATATCGCCCTTTCTTTATTGCTACTAAAGGTACAGTCATTAACCCACCAAAAGGATCATAGGCAACCTCACCAGGATTGCTATAGCGGTTTATAATCCGCTCCACAATATCAATCTGCAACGGGCATACGTGCATCTGTTGTCGTTTTCTACTCTGAGAAGTATTAAGGGTTTTCATTCGGTTAATATCATCCCAGACTTCATCAGTCCATGATCCAGGGGCAACCACCATAAAGGACGCTGGCAGCTTCCCGTTTTCATCTAATCGCTTGGCCAACTCAACATGCTGCTCATAATTGTAGGCATATTCTTTCGAATATTTCCGGTAGACAGCTTGTAGATTTTCAACCGGGATGGAGGAAAGTTCGTCTTTACTCAAAAGTCGATTACCACTCGATCGCCAAAACGCATGCGCATCTATCTGCCACTGAGCCCGGGTATACTCTCCCTTCGTTTTAGCCACCGGCACATCTGCATACGCCTTACCGGTATCAGTTGGCAGCTTCCGAAATAACAAAATATATTCAGGGCAACCAACACCCATTTTAGTTCCATCCTTGCATTGTTCTGTCCAGCCCAAACGGTAGGTTTGATTATTCTCCCTAACTACGTCTGTAACCACCGTAATCATGCCAAAATAGTGAAAACCGTGCTTCATATAGTGATCAATACACAAAGCGTGAAATGGTTCAATTGTGGGCATTCCTGTGCCAGTAGCGTTACCGAACAACACTCGATCTTTTACATGGCAGGCAAATACTCTACCTGGCCGCAGCACTCTTAATAAATTGGGGGAAAGATAATCCATTTGTTCAAAGAATTTTTCCGTACTTTGGTTATGACCAAAATCATTGTAACTCGGCGTATACTCGTAGTGATTGCTAAACGGAATCGAAGTAACAATCAGGTCAATACTATCTGATTCCATTTGTGCCGTCTCTAAAATGCAATCATTGTTTGCTATCGTAAAGTGTTCTCCACTTACCTCCACACGCTCAACTCCTATTGTCCTTGCCATTTTTTCTGCCATTGAGGTACTTGAAAGACCGTGCTTCTTGATTATCTCAACCATTTTTCCAACCATATGATCATGTTGCTTCCATTTCTCCATGAGCGCCTTTAATATTTGTTGCTCACTTTCGGTGCAAATAATATCAATAACCACTTCGTTAACTTGCAAGTACCTGTAGATACGGTGTATAGCTTGGATGAAATCATTAAACTCATAATCAATGCCTAAGAAGATTGCCCTATGGCAGAACTTCTGGAAGTTACAGCCTTGACCACTTATCTCTTTTTTTGTAGCTAAGTACTGAGTACGGCCTTCAGAAAAATCAATTACATGTTGCTCTCGGAGTTCATACTCTTGGCTACCGTATATCTCCACTACCTGAGGTAGTGCTTTTTTTATTGCATGTCGCTCTGCTTCCAGGTCATGCCATACAATAAAGTGTTCATCCGGACTAGCCTTGATTATTTCGAGCATCTTTTCAACTCTGGAATCAATGCTATCCCGTTTTTCTTTTGCTGCATCTGCAAGGGATATTGCAGCATCACGAATCAGTTTTACTTGTCCGTCCCGATCCACACCAGCTGTAGAGTTATCTACTTGTACCATGTGATAGTTAATTTTTAACGGAGGCAAAGCATATCCCGTATCATCAAATCCCAAGTCAGAGGGATGAGTGATAAATAACGCCCAGCTGCTCATCCAAAGCCAAAATTCATTTTCTTTATGTGGGTACAATGTTAGATTATTAGCCTTAGTAGAATCTCTTTGAAAGAAGCGTGTAAGCGCCTGACCGGTGTCCATAATTTCAAGATAACCGGCATAATGAATGAGCTCTTTATATTTATTGGGCGATGGTGTTGCCGTGCTCACCAGCTTATAAGGCACTCCCTTAAACTTATCCAAGAATGTTTGATACGTTTTGCTGCCGTAACTCCTGAGGCAAGATGCTTCATCAAGACTTGCGGCAATAAAATATGTCGGTTCAATATCCCCATCCCGTACCCGTTCATAATTAGTGATGATAATATCGGTCTTTGCCGCTTCAACCTCTGCCATCGTACGGCAGTATTCCGGTTTTTCTATTCCTAATAAATGGACAGCATCCCGGGTAAACTCTTGCTTTACACCTAAAGGCAGAACAATCAACGCCTTGCCGCCTTCACGAGCTACAATAAGCCTGCACCACTCTAATTCCTGTACGGTCTTGCCCAGCCCAAATGCTTCAAATAATGCTCTCCTGCCACCTTTAACAGCCCATTTTACTGCAGTCCTTTGGTGCGGTTTTAATATCGGGTGAACATCGCTGTCGCTTACTATAAAGCCGGTATCTTCAGCAAGAATAATCTTGCTGGCTAAAAACTCGTTATAATCCAACTTTTTTCCTCCCGCTGCCAGGCCTTCTACCACCATGCCCACTGCCGCCGTTGCATGTATATCCCATCTGTTTTAAACGGTCCTCAATAGTAGACGGGGCATAACCAATTCGCAGGCCAATTTCTTTTGCAGTTAAACCATCCCTCTGAAGTTCACGAATCATTTCTAACTCTTCTATCGCAACGGCCATACTATCACTCCTTAAACTCACCTTCATGGAGCAAGTATTCAATTTGGCGCTTCTGTATTGTTTCGGGATGAGTACGTTCATCAATTAATTGCCTGAGACGAACAATTTCCTGTTTTAGTTGTTTCCTATCATCCTGCAACTTCTCAATATCCACGGTGTTGTAACATATCAGAGAACCAAAGAATAATGCGATCAAAAACGCAGCAAGGTTTGCTAAATGTTCGCTTTGCCGTTTAGTCAACATGGTTTTTAGCCTCCGGATACTGATCCCACATATGACCATCTAGTAAGCGTCCAGCCTTTTTTTTGCCGACCTTAAACGTTTGCATAGCGCCATGGCCCCAAGAACCAAATTTATGTGTCGGAAGTAATTCTCCCGATAGTTGCAATGCACCATTTTGATAACGGCACTTTCGAGTAGTGTAAGGACTTTCTTCGGGGCCTGGATAATAAAGGTCTTCTGCATTATCTGGCATTTGCGATATCGGCCACCATAAACCCCACTGTTTAAACAGAAATGGTACTCCTGTTGTCTGACACTGATCTCTTAATCCTCTTACCCAGGCAGGATGTACTGGCCGCGCTCCCGGTCCGCTTTCACCGCCACATATCACCCAATCCAAGAAATTTTTAAATCCGTTTCTCTCACTAAACAATCGCGGATAATGAGGTAAATATTGATTGATAACTATCGATCCTAACATCGGCTCTACGCTTACGAATCGTTTTTCAGCCGGTATCTGCAGCAATATTGGTATCCGTATGTCTGCCTGCTCCTGATTCTCGGCAGTTACGCCAAGCCAGACATTAGAATAGTTAATCGGCATATACTTTTCTTTCCGGTACCAAATGGAAAATTCGAGCATTCTCTCTGGTCGTTTTGTAAGCACCAGAAAAGTATGATCATTAAACGTTCGTTTGCATGGTCCACATTCGTAAAATACTTCCCACACCTTGGCTATAAATTCAAATGGCACGTCCTCATGGAACAAGTCACTCATGCTGCAGACGAATATTCTTTTCGGCTTTTGCCAGCGAAAAGGCTCCTCTAATACTTCCATGTGGCAAGTAGGCTTAAATCCGTTCCGGTATCGTTCTTGCCCCATTGCCTGCAATCGCTTTGCCATCCGTTCGGCGTAGCAGTTATGGCATCCCGGGCTAATTTTTGTGCAGCCGGTAATAGGATTCCAGGTCTTATCGGCCCACTCGATTTTTGTCTTAGCCACACTCTCACTTCCTAATCAATCTTATAAAACACACTTGCATCCCAGCCATTGCCTTCTAAACTTTTTTCCATTGCCTTAATGGTCCTGGTTCGCCCATTTCCCTGTCCACCGGTAGGACCAGAAACAAAGTAACAAGGCCCCAACCATTCACTTTTACCACGGCAATGCAGTCCAGCCGCCTTTATAGCTTTTAAAACAAGCTTTTCTCTGGCCGATGGAACGCGCAGCACCAATGTATCACGATTGCAGGAGCCACCATCGTCTCCCGGTATTGCATCTATTGCCGCCAACCTCGCTTTGTCCAAATCCCTTTCAAGCTTTTTATAATCAACCGCCATTCTAATCCACCACCTTAACCATATTGATTGACGGTGCATAGTAATCGTAAATACCACTTTTACGCCTCACGGCCACTAACACACGGTCATACTGCATATTAACGGACTTAAACTTTAGTCTTCTTGGAGGAGTGTTCTGAGGAACACATTGGTAGGCATCATGTGATCGAGCAACCAATGCAACCACATCACCTTCCTTTGTTTTGGAAACTTCGCCTGATCGGCTTGTCCAACTTACATAGTCACCTACACGGACTTGCTGCATCGTTACTCCTCCACTTTTATCCAATAGCTGATTTCAAGCTTATCTCCCGGGTAAATGAAGTAATAGGGAGCCCTGTTTTTAAACACTGTCTCGTAATTGCGCTCAATGATCCCGTGATAAAACTCCCGAATATCCCGTTTACCGTATGTGTTCTTCGCTATGTATTGGTCAGCAATGCTCCAAAGGGTATCTCCCTTCTCCACCGTATAAACATCAGTTACCTGAATTGCCTTGGCAGAATTGCCGCAGGACAGGGGCGAGATTGCAATAAGGATAAGTAATGCCAACCAAAGCCAATTGGACGACCTACGGGAATCTGGCGCAATTCTACGGCACATTTTAATCGGCAACCCACTCATGCTTTCACCGTCCTTTGCATTTCTTTCATCAGAAACGGCCACTTCCACCACCGAACATTATTGCAGGAATGAGGTTTTGTAGTATCTATAACTGCATCTTTTGCGGCTAACTCACCCATTACATTGCCGCGGTATTTACAAAACTTTGAGCAGCCAAGGCAACCAGGAATAGGTACCAGTTTAGCTACTTTTCTTTTCATGTTTTTCACTCTCCAATGCATATTATGAATATCAGCTGCGTAAACTACATATTAGGAGAAGTCTACGCATTTTTAGGTCATAAAAAAAACACCTAACTCACTCTCACCGGAGTAATGACATACATGAAATCATCTTTATTTTTCGCTTGAACCGCAGCTGGCGAAGTTGGAGCATTAAAAGATAGTGTGATCTTGTCATCAGTCATAACTTTGAGCGCATCTTGAAGATAAACGACATTAAACGAAATCCCTTGCATATTCGGCCCCGCATCATATCGTGCCGGTATTGTCTCTGTTACCTGGCCAACATCTGGATGCTTACCTGACAACTTCACGTATTCCTTATCAAACTCAATACTCATTATGTTGTAGTCGCAGCCCTTAACTACATTGGTAATTCTCGTTACGGCTTGTAGTAGTTGGATTCGTGATACTTCAACAACAGTGGAAAAGGCTGTAGGTACAATCTTCTGCCACTCTGGGTATTTACCACAATTTACGGTATGCAAAATGACTCTTTCATCACCTATTACAGCAATAGCCTCATTCCATCTCAAATGAACAAATGAATCATCTGCGATGAACGTTGAAACGTGTTTTAACAGGCTTTTTTGAATAACAAACCGTCCCTGACCTTGTGGCTTTACAACAGGTTCTATAGTTTTACGTGCGAGTCGATGCGTATTTGTTGCAACTGCAGTCACAGATCCGTTATCAGAATCAAACTCAAACAGAACGCCCAGAAATATTGGCCGTAATTCATCTGTAGCAGTCGCATAATCAACATTTTTCAGTAAGCATTTGAGTTCTTTGCCGGATAAAACTGCAAGATTTTCGTCCGGTATTTCACATTGCTTATACACTGCTTCATCATTCGTATAAAGGCTATATTGTATTAATCCAGAGTTAATTTGCAGTCTCTTATTATCCCAAGACAGCGCTAAAGACTCTTTAGGAAGTGATCTTACAGCCGTTTGCAATGTTGAACCAGGAATAAATACATTGCCTTCCACTTCAACGTAGCTATTATTATTGTTAATTACATAGCAAATCGTATCCCGAAAGTTCGTAGCACTAATCTCTATTCCACCCCTTACACCAGATGTTGCAATACGCGTTCCAGCAAATTGTGGAGCCTTTTTGCTAATAACCTTACTTACTGCTTTAAGTCCAGTTAAAAGCTTTTCCTGACTTACTAATAACTTCACTTCTACTCCCCCTATATTATTGTTTAATTAAGCTATAATGTTGTCATTTTTAGCAATTATACAGATATGCATTAGCGCAGCTTAAAAACCTCGCCACAGTCAAATTTGAATGTTATATGTTTATCCGTATGTAAGTTCCGGTTCTTTCTCTGGAGTGATTTCGTCACGCTCATAGCTAGTATCCATAATCAATTTCACACCGGCCCGATCTAAGCGCATTAACAAAATCTCAAAATCATTTAAGTATCTCAGCGACCGGATATCCTTGCCGGTATCATAGGTGAACGTCCACTCATCACTTTTATTGCCTGTGTAATGAGAGAGTCTAATCGCAAAGTTCATTTCCTCATCGTGTTCACAATCGAGAGTCAAGGTAGCATACCGAAAAGAACCCCATCCTCGATCATCGTCACAGCTTACATCCATGCGAATATCAACATCTTCATATGCCGGACCGCCATCAAAGCAAACTTCTAGGCCGTTAGTTTCTACGTTTTTAGCCACGTAATCTTTCCATGCGGCAAATAGTTCAGAAGCCTTAATTGTTTCTCTCTCTTCCGGCAGCATCAAGTTCTTAAAGTTTTGCAGGAGGATTTTATTTTCTAGTGCCGCTCCCTTTAAAACATCAACCATAACGCTGTCCAACTTAACAATGTATTGTGAGTAATCAAATCGCTCCAGATAGGGAATCATCACGGATTTAACTTGCTCTTCAATTACCTTGGTAACATCCCCGTATGAGCCAAACAAGCTGTTTAAAGCGTTGTTTACGCCTTTCTCCACTTGCTCTTCGATTAGTTTCTCGACAGTGCCATCCTCCAGTTTCTTTGCTATTGCATCCTTTATACTTTTTTCTAATGTCATTTCTATCTACCGCCCCTTATCTAATTTAGCCCGAATTCGTCTAAAAACTGGCTAGGAACCGCACTTATCATATTTCCGTTCCAATCGGACACAGCATCAGCATACGTTAAATGCAGCCGATTTTTCGCTCTTGTAGCAGCCACATAAGCAAGTCGGCGTTCCTCTTCGATTTCGCCGCGTTTTGATGGAAATACGCCCTGGTTCATCCCGACAAGGTAAACCGTGTCAAATTCAAGTCCTTTGCTGCCGTGTATGGTCATTAAATTTATGGCATCTTTTTTCTCAGTTAATTTTTCTTGGATATCCCTGAAGCGCAAATGCTTTAGAAATGCTTTCACGGAATAATCTTCATTAACTCGTTGCTTAGATGCTTGCCACCGTTCAATCACAGGGATAGCTCTATCAACTTCGCTTTGCGTTCCAACTATCACATTGCGAATAGCAGTAACATGGGCAAGCGGCGAATCCTCAACAGCACTTATTGCTTCACTAATCGGGAGACTTGCACTTTCAAAAAATAGTTGCCCAACAGAAAAATTTAGGCTTGCTTGGCAAAGTGATACTTCCATGTTTAAAGCATATAGTTCGATTTCTGCCATCTTGATACTGTTGATAGCAAAACTTTTGAATACCCGTTTAAACGCCATATCATCAGTGTTGTTTTGCATGAAATACATCCAGTCTATAATCCGCTTTACCATAGGAGCTTTATAAGGATCTTCTTGCCCTCCTACTCGCAGACACGGCAAGCCACGCCGCTCCAATTCCCACTTGATACTATCCAGCTTTGCATTAGTTCTGGCCAGTACCGCAATATCTTTATATGGCATGTCCTGAGACATTGCCGCTACAGCATCTGCAACTGCAACATTTTCCTTATAAGTATCATCGTACCGACTCAAATTAACTGCGCAGCCGGACTTGTGAGCAATCAATTTTTTATCTACTCTTTTGACATTGAACCGGATTAGTCGATTAGCAACTTCCACAATCTGTTCAGTCGATCGATAATTGTCTTCCAGTGTGATAACTTCACAGCCAGGATTGTTCTTTTCAAAGTTCACTATGAAATCAACCTTTGCCCCTCGCCATTCATAAATACTTTGGTCAGCGTCGCCAACTATAAACAGGTTCCGAGCTCTAAGCAGATCAACCATGTACGCTTGTTCTTTGTCAGTATCTTGAAACTCATCAACGAAAACATATGAATAGCGATTTTGATACAGTGCAAGTATTGTCGGGTTTAATTCCCACAAGCGAATAACTAGGTCCACCAGTCTGTTTAAATCCACTGCATTATTTTGCTTGCACCGGTATCCGTATTCTTCAAGTACTCTACATTCTTCTGGATACACTCGACGTTCTTCCCGCACGTCACTGCACTTTTCATGGCGTTCTACAACCTTACTTAAAGTTGTGCGGCTTCCTAAGTCCACAATGATTTTTTTAAATAACTCATTCCGATCCTCTTGATCATAAATGGAGAAGTTTTCTTCAATGCCTAATAAATGACCATGCTCTTTTAGTACTGACACCGCAAAAGCATCAAACGTATTAGAGAACAACTCTTTTGCCTCATCCTCACCAATCAGTTTTATAACACGTTCCTTCATTTCCAGACCAGCAAGTCGGGTAAAAGTTAAGCAAAGTATATTTGAGGTTTTGATTCCATGATTTAAAACAAGATTGGAGACACGCTTTGTCAAAACAGTTGTCTTGCCACTTCCGGCACCAGCAATACAGAGAATGACAGGAGCGGTAGAAATTACCGCTCTTTGCTGTTGTTCATTAAGTCCGCTAAGCAATTCTGACATCATTTGCAGCCTCCGTACCCAGATTCCATACCGTCCAGTTATCAGCTGAGAATTCAAATTCAATCGCGCCGGCCAGTATGATATTATCCAACTTATCTTTTACCTCAGCTAAGCCGTTAAGGAGAAGCTGAAAGTTCTTTTTATCTAAATGGTTGAGATTATCCATTACCAATAACCGCAACTTAGGCTTAGCACGGTCAATTATCGTGACCATCATAGCAGCTAAAAACACCGTTTGTTGTCCAGTAGAAAGAGCGTCAAAATTAACGTAGTGGCCTTTCTCATTTATCCAACCAAATTGAAATATCTCCTTGCCGGTATCACTTTCTGTTTGGAAAAACGGTTCATACTCAAATCCCATTAGCGCCAGGTTTACGCCAATATCCACTTTGATAGGCTGCAGTATTTCCTTTACAAGTTCCCCCTGTACGCCTTTTGCCCCCAACGTATCAGCAATGAGCTTTGAGCAAGTAGCGTTATATTCAGCCTTACGGTTATCAATCATGGACTGCTGCACGATGATAAGTGCCTGTCTAGCTTTTTCCTTTTGATCAACTACCGCTTTCAAGTTGGTTATTGCAGTGCGACAATTCTCAGCCCGTTCTTTAAGCGGCCCTATATCCGGAACAATTTCTTCAGGCTCCGTTTGCAGTTGGACCAGTTCTTCACGGTATACTTTAAGTTTGCTATCACGGTCCGCATTTTTCTGGACATAACCATTGCGCTCATTGGTCAATTCAGTAATAGACTTATTGATTGAGGCATTACGCTGGTTAATTTCCTGCGCTTCTTTAGCCAGTAGCGCTTGCCTGTTCTGCTGGTCTAATTCCTGATCATCGAGAGCTTTAATCTGGCCTTCTATGCCATTTACTTCCGTTTGCAATTCAGCAATTTTAGCATCTGCTGCAACCTTATTCTTATTGACCCCTTCCACCAGCGCAGGGTCATTGAAGTCTTTCGGGCATTTAACCATGTGGTGAGCAATACACCTACCGGAGAGCTCACCAACCTTTTTAAGCGCCTCTTCTAAAGTTGCTACAGTAGTTTTGATTGTGCTAATTGTACTTTTTACGCCCCGGGCTTTATCTTCAAGTTCTTTGCGGCACACTCGTATATCAGAAATCTTAGTTTTGATGGTTGCTAACTCATTGTCATTGTTAGGTGGATCTACCAGTTGGCCTTGGTGTTCAGAAATTTTGGTATCAAGCGCTGCAAGGTCATGCGTCGGCAATTCTTCCAGGTTCACTATTTCCGAGTTCAACAAAGCAAGTCTTGCACTTTTCTTATCGGCAGCTTTCTGCTTTTCCTCTCCAGCCGTAAGTTGCTTTTCAATATCAATCAAGCTATTTTGCAATAGCTCCAGCTCTTGTTTTTTAGCGACAATACCCCGCTCAGTCTCTTCAAGATCATTCTTTAATTCACTGATTTGGCGAACTGCCCCCTGAGCATCCTTTTGCTTACTGGACCAGAACTTTTTTTCCGTTTCCAGCCAACCAAGCATGGATTGAAGTCCTTCACTTACTCCAAAACCAATTGGATACTCGGCAATTACCTTTATGATGAGCTCTTGCATTACGCTAAATTGCTCAGGATTATTGACCTGCAATTCATCTGTTAGCAGTTTCTTAGTAAGGTAATCTTGAATCCGATCACGGTTCCATGAGTCGGATTTTATCGGACTAAGGCTGTAGATAAAATCCCGGCGTTTTGCATCGGACATTGATAAAAATTCACTAAAGTCCATCATCACCGGGAAATTCCCAATCTCAGTTCCAATCCGGATACTTTTATCTGTATCAGTACGCTCACCGGCGCTCGGTGAAACAGAAATGCTTTCTTTAATCGTTACGGTAGTCTCACCGTTTTTAGCATTACGCTTTTCGCTTCTAGTTAGAGCCCGAACATGGCTAAAGGATTCTGTCCGTAACCCCACACTCATATTGTCGCCAGTGGACATCTTGAAGGTGTCGGTAGCTGTTTTCTTTTGCCCCGGCACATAACCAAGCATGGCATAGCCAAGTGCCTGTATCCGTGTGGTTTTACCGGCTCCATTACGGCCAGTAAAGATATCCATGCCAGTTAGCTCCTGCACGGCTGTTTGCCCTTTCATATTTTTAAACTCAATAGCAGTTAATCTACTCATACCGCTTCGCCTCCAAATATTGCTTCAACTGTAGGTTTGGAATTATCCGTTTTGCCGTTCAATTCAGCTAAGTAATCTTTTGCTGCAGTTCGGGCAACTTCGTTTTTCGCATTGTCTGCTAACCAGCGCACCTGATCAATATCTAACTCCGATAGTTTAGTCATAGTACCTTTAATCGAAATGGCAACATCACCGACTTTCGTTGGTGCAGGTGCCGCTTTAGGGGTTAGTACGGGAGTTGCTGCAGGTGTTGCCGCAATTGCTGGTACAGGCTTTTTATTATAGGAAAACCCTTCTGGCAGCGCCCATGGCGGTAAGAATGGAATTGATTTTAACTTAAATGAGTTTTTTCCATACGGTTCTATTGGTACCCATTCATTTTCCAATTCATAAAGATACCTTCCGATTCCCCACTGTACAGCCGCACGTTTCATAGCATCGCTTAATCCACCCTTAGTAGCCTCTGTTGCACTGTCAGCCGCTCCATCCCACTTTGTAATCCATTCGCCATTATGCAATATGGATATACCACAAAGTTGGCTATTGGTTTTCCACTCGCGATATTCATTCTTCCAACCTAAGGGGCCAAAAACTTCATCCAATCTATTTTGAATCGCACGGTTTGTAACGTAAGCAAGTGCAATCCCCTTGGTTTTATCTTGGGTCGTAGCACCAACACGCCACTCCACTTCACTTGGTAGAAAAGGCTCTTGCAGTTTCTTTTTTATATCATCCTGCATTATTGCCCCGCCTCCACTTCTGTGGTAACATAGGTACTAAGATTATTTTTATATGTTGTATTGCTGACCGCTTCTGCGCCAACAGGAGCGGTCTTTTCTTTTGGAATGAGCGATTTGATATACTCTCTTACTGTTTTATGCTGATCTTCAAGTGCAAGGCCAGGTTTCAACTGGTCACGATCAACCAGAGTGAACCAATTGGCACCTCCAAGCTTTTGCGTTGCCTTAAAAGGATGTTTTCCCGCTGAGAAATCAGCTATATTAAAATCGGTGCCAATTATTCGTGCAAACATCCCGTTTGTTAAGTGAATTTCAATTTCATTCTTATAGTTAATGCCTATGGACATCGCTTTAGTTTCTTCAAAAACCTCTTTCATCACAGTTACCATATTTTCAACTTTTTGAATTAAAGGCATATGCTCATCCTCCCATATTTCATCTTTGCACGGATTGCAAACCTCAACATATTTGCTATGATCGACTATGTTTCTTCCGGTTACGTCGTCAAAGCAAACGCCGCAACAATCGCAGAACATTTAGCATCGCTTCCCTTCGTTTGGTTCATCCAAATACGCACGTAGCTCAGACAGTTGCCTTTTAATAAGTAGTGCATCAGCCGGATTCCAAATACACTCAGCATCAGCGATATTTTTGTCAGTTAGGTTACGGGATAGTTGTAAAGCCATTGCACGTAGCTTTATGAGTTCTTCAAGCAGATTGTCACATTCAGACGTTTTAATCACCTTCCTTACGCTACATACTTGATCAACATTTCTTTTACAATGCCGGTATAAATTTCTTTCAATTGCTTATTAGACTCTATTACATCCATTTTGGTGATAGAGTTTATTTTTGTTTTAGTGGCGCCGGAATTTTCAAGACGCTGCCGCATATTTCGAATACGAGTATTTAAGTCACATGAAGCTCTTGATTCGAGCAAGGCATAGCTTTCAGTACGAACGGCCTGATAATTTTTATCGGCAGTGTTATGGGCGATTTTGTTTATCATGGAGTTGATAGAATCACGCCAATTATCATCACGTTGAATAATTGTTTCTTTCACAACCTCTAACCGGTGCTCAACATTACCAGTTCTTTCAATAGCTTCAGATGCTTTTGCATTTGCTTCTGCCAATTCAATTTGCAATTTTGCTGTGTTATCGAATATCAATTTGAACATCTGCAATTCTGGAGATAATTTATTTAGCTCAATCGCTTCTTGCCTTGCCTTAAAATATGTTTCTTCTAAAACATCAAATTGTTGCCAAGCTTTTTCAGTATCCAATATTTTTGAGTGACGATTTGCTCCACGCTCAGTCCAGAGATACAATTGAGAAGTAAATTTCAAAGGCTGGTCAATATCATTGACTACCCTTTTAAACTCTTGTAACTCTTCGTTTTGAAGGAAAAAATAGTCCCTTCCTTCAACGAACCGATCTTTGTTATTAGCAAAATTGTTTTTAATGTTATTTCCATCGGTTTCATAAACTTGTGCCAATTGTTGAGTAGTTAATACCCGCTGACCTTGGTGCTCAATAATTGCTAAGCAACTCATGTAAACCCCTCCAACTACACCGTTCTTCCATTGTTCTCAATCCATCTTTCTAACTTATCTCGATATACTCGATACTTTTTGGGACCTAGTTTTTTGAGCGGAAACCCTTTTGAATGAATAATTTCATACACAGTAGTACGAGAAACATTAAGCCTCTCAGCTACTTCTTTAATCTTCATCAATGACTCCGTTTTCTTTTCAGTCGTACAGATCATCTACACTCACCCCCAACGCCTTGGCTATTCTTTCCAACTGATCTTTATGACTTGGTAAGGTTTTCCTTGTTTCCAAGTCGGCTAATGATGATCGCGGCACACCAGCTTCATTTGCAAGTCGTTGTTGACTCCAACCCTTTTCAACTCGGAGCCGTTTTATTTTCATTGCTTCATCTTTCCTTTCCGGTTATTCCGAAAAAGGCTTGCTGCGATAGTTTAATTCTATCGGACATTCCGATACAAGTCAATACTATTTTGCACGTTTTAATACAAAATATTTCGGTATTTCCGAAAAGGTTTATAAATAAAAAAATCGAATAATACCAAAGTTTACAGGTATTATTCGACATGAAAATCGCATATAATATGGAATCGAAAGGAGAATTATCGTGCAGTTTATCGGCTCAAAATTAAGAGGTTTACGAGAAGGTAAAAATTTACGCATTGAAGATTTATCGGAAATTACAGGTATTAGCGTTTCCACTCTTTCCGATATCGAGACAGGAGAAACAAAAAACCCACGAAAAGCCACTGTCAAACTCATATGTGATGCACTTAAAGTACCCGAAACTTATTTTTATCTCGAAGATTCACGCCTCCCCACAGACTTAATTCCAGAAATGCCGGAAGAAACACGTAACTTCATTATGAATGGACGAAATGTACCATTTCTTGTCCTTACAGAGAAAGCAGCCAAAAACGGTCTAACACCAGAACAATTCGACAAGCTCTTAGAACTGTGGTTGGAAATAAAAAAGTAGCCTTCCGGAATTTGGTGGCTACTTATTTTTATTTACCGCGTTATTGAAAATTCCTTTAGAAATTCCTGTAAATAGTTGGGATCAACTATGTAACTTCCATCCTCCCTCCTGAGCCATTTAGCAGCTTCAAAAAGATCTTTGATAATGTAGTTTGGCTCCATTGTTCCACACTCCCACCTTGATCGTCATTCCATTATTCGCTATATATGACTACAATTCCTGTTAAAAAAGTTTAAAATTAGAACATATGTTCGATATTGTAAGTCATGAACATTATTTCTTCTCGTCAAATTTGCAATATTCCTGCAAAATTAAGTAATAATTTTCCAACAAATTTTTACAAAATACACTGTTTTTTTCAAGCGAACAATTAATAGATGGAGAGGTACCATGGAAACTGAAAACACCGATAAAGTGAAAAAGAAAAAGAAAAAGAAAACTAAACGAGGTAATGGCGAAGGTACAATCTACGAATATAAAAATGGTTATGCTGCTCAAATAACCGCAGGTAGAAATGACGAAGGAAAGTTGATCCGTAAAACAGTCTACGGAAAAACACGTGAAATCGTTAAAAACAAATTAATTGAATTGCAAATTCAAAATCACCAAGCTGCATTAGTCAAAAGTAGTACTGATACCATGGAGACAGCTATTAATGCTTTCTTGCAGAAAAAAAAGTTATCTGTTTCAGCCGGCACTTGGCATAAATATGAAATAAATGCCAGAGTACATGTCATCCCCTACTTTAAAGACGACAAAATAAATGAAGTTACGAAACCTGATGTTCAGAAATTTATTGGCATAAAAGCCCAAACCTTGGCCCCCGCAACAGTAAAAATACTGCACCTTATCCTCCAGCAAGTTTTCAATGATGCTATTGACAACGACTTAATAGTAAAAAACCCTGCTGATAGAATTGAACTTCCCACAATAGAAATGCGTGAACTTGATCCACTAACGGAAACAGAGATGACTAAAATTTTAGAAGTCTGCTTTGGAACAAGATTATATCCAGTCGTTTTAACTGAGTACGGTACTGGGCTCAGGCGTTCAGAAATTTTAGCACTTAAATGGGAAGATTTTGATTTCACTAATAAAACCGTAAGTATTAAACGTAGTTATGTTAGAGTTAATTCTATACCAACAATTCAGAACAAAACTAAGAGCAAATCATCTAAAGCAACAATTGCAGTGCCGGATTTTGTTATTGACCATTTACAAAGTCTGGAAAGAACCAGTGAATATGTCTTTGCACAAAAAAATAAAAAGCCTCTAAATCCTAATAATTTCAGGAGAGACTTTAGAATAAAAGTGGACAAACTATATAATGCCGGTGAGTTAAGCGTAGAAGGCCTGAGATTCCATGATTTGCGTCATAACTATGCTAGCCAACTCGTAGCATTAAATGTTCACCAGAGGCTAATACAAGCTCAAATGAGGCATGCTGATCCCAGGACTACATCGAGGTACCAGCATACTACCCTAGAAGGCCAACAAGGGGTAGCTAATACGCTGAATACTGCAATTACTACTGCAGTAATTCCGGGTTGCAGTACGGTTGCAGTAAATAACAAAAAAAACGAGGCTTAAAAAAGCCTCGCCGTTCCATATTATTCAATTGGTCGGAGCGACATGAGTTGAACATGCGGCCTCTACCACCCCAAGGTAGCGCGGGAATGCCGTTATTGTAAACAAAAATCGCCTTCCGCCCTTGATATTTCTGTACGCAAGCTTATTATTATGTTAATTTCACTTTTGTGTTTTGTATCATGTTGTATCGGGTTATATCGGGTAGGTTGCAGTGACTATTGCAGTACATTTTTTCAGCTGCGAAAGAGTACCTAGCCAATGACGCATTTCTATAAAACTAATAAAACTCGTAGTGTTAAACTGCTTTATGCAAGCTTACTGCAATCTAACCGACGTTTTCTTGTAGCACCATGCTACCTACTTAGAATATAGCATACTACCAGGCCTGCTACTACTCCAAAGCAAAAGAAATCACTCTCATGATTCCATCAACTATCATAACGAGCACCAATACCCGTATTAAACTTCTCTCATATCCTTGACTCATAAATGATAACACGTATACAACCAAACTAATCATAAACAAAGTATACAAATCAGTAGCCGCAGTTTTCATGATAGTTTTAGCTGCTGTAATCATTAGAATCCCATCCTTGTAAATGTTCCATCAACTAATTTCCAGACAGTATCTAACACCAATCCTACTGCAACACATTTAAGAACAAGATCAATTCCACCGGCCATAGTTTCGTGACCAAAGTTATTGCAAAGCGTAGTAAGTATCCATCTTGATATTGACAACCCAATCAATATAATCACTGCAAATCCCGGTGTATTATATCCGATAGCAGATTGAATTACGGCAGTAAGTCCAGCGAGGCATACCGATATATGCAGACTTGAAATTACCAAACAAATTATTACCGTCCGCACAATAAAACCTCCCTCACTTCACATACTTTTTTATCATCCAAATAGAATACACTGCCTCCAAAGTCAATTTTTTTCTTACACACTTCAATCCTGGTGTATCGCTTATTTCGGTTCAATTGATTCTCGAATGTCAAGATTAATGTATTGTAATCAAAATTTATTGGCGTATCACCATATGCACACTTTTTCTCTAAGTACAAGCGCCCCCAGTTAATTTTGACTTTGTTTTCATCAACATCGTTAAGGTAGTATACATTTGGTTGATCAATCTCTAACCTTACACGCTTTACCTTTTTTCGCTTATAAAGCTCCAGCATGCGCTTTCTGGCCATACGTTGAGAAGGGAAAAACATTAGGGCCAACTGAAAAGTGTCCAAGCAATGATATTTCTCCAACGCTTCTAGAATTTCTCGATCGCGTTTTTTTGCATATTTAAAATTATTCATGACATAGCCCTCCGATCAAAGAACGGAGCCTGTATTTCTATTAAAGCATCATCAGTAGTTCTCCATAATGCACGTCCTGGTATCTTCTTCATTGTCACATACTGATCCAAGATCATATTTGTATCAATTTTACTTGAACAGCTGAAAGCCAATCGACCTATCAAGTTACTCTTCAAATCTCCGAACTTTGATTCTTTCCCCAGAAATGAACTGCTAGGACGTTGGCTTGCTAAAATAAGATGTATGCCGGTAGCAGCTGCTAATCTCAGTAAGGCGTCAATATGAGCTATGGCCTTTTTCGACTTAACTTCTCCGAGCTCATCTATGATAACAACAATCCTTTTTATCTCGCCATAATATTTGCGATACTCCTTAAAGTTCTCACATTCAACGTCATAAAATAAATCCATTCTACGCCGCATTTCTAACTCAACTGCCTCTAATGCACCTTCAATCTCTTCAACTGTAGTAAATAGCTTAATTTTGTTTTTCAGATAGCTAAACTCACATCTTTTACAATCACCAACTATAATCTCCGGCTGCAGCGGACTATTAAGCAGCGTATAAATCCAACCACTTAGTGTATTGCTTTTACCAGTTCTAGTAGGGCCTCCAACTAAAACGTGGTATGTATTATCAAGTGTGAAGGCTTGCAGTTCTCCATGTACGTCATAGCCTATAGGCAGTTTAATTTCATAATCATTTATTCCGATGTCTTCAAGAATAAACTTGTAATGCTTACCTATCGGTTTTTCAATTACTCGCATTATCAACGCCTTGCCCTTTGAAAAAAAAGTACACTCACAACCGGTTATAGATTCAAAATTACCACTACATTTTATAATATCTGAGTGTGAATCGCCGGGAGCAACGTATATTTTGAACTCCCACCCCCAGGATTTCCGTTCTTGATATATTTTGGGCCTAATATCAGTCTCTTCCCACAAGGCATTAATCGTATGTCGCACGTTGCACGGGATCTCATATCCAATTTTTTTATAAAACCAGTTTTCTAATTTCCTGCAGACTGGCTTTAACAAATAGTTATATTGACTCATAATTTTAACCTCTGCCACATTTTACTAACTATTGCTTTTCCCCCATCTACTACTTTTGAGATAATAGTTGTTTGTTGCCCTGGTACATCTGAGATGCTTTTAGAATTGGAACTTTGTTGCTTATCTGAAATAGAATTATGCTGACCGTTCTCCAGCTCTTTTTCAACATAGGTTTTCTCTACAGTTGTCTTTTGATAAAACGGAACTTGAAATACATTTCCATCGAGCAAAACACCTTTAAAACCCTCTCGAATTGTAATTATTTTAGTTGTTTGATTACTAGTTTTATCGTTTGCAGAAGTTGAACTATCATTGGATTTATCTACAATATTGCCACTGTTATCCTTTTGGATTTTAGCCACATCATAAACTGGCGTTAACGCAATTATGGCAGCTGCTATTACCGGTATTACCTTAAAGGTAATTGGTAGTTCAAGCATATTGAACCCTCCCTTGCAATCATAATGGGAATCTCAATCATTATCCCACTTCCAGTCATCTGAGCATGCAGGGCAACTTAACGATTCATCTTTCTGCTGCCATCCACCATTCCAACCGTTTTGCTCATATAGACTGGGAACCAGTTGATTCTTTTCATTAATAGCCCATTGCTCACCACACTGGGTATTGAGACACTTAAACAGATCGATCATACTCTTCACTCCCCCTACGCAAATAAAACACTCATAGCTTGCTTTGCCTGTTGTTGAGCGTCTTCTCGTATACAAACAGGCGAGGTATTCAAACCATTTGGTAAGTGAGCCGATAAATATCTAAGAACGATTTCTTCTATCGTTTCTTCTTGATATTTACTGGCCATCTTTAGATCCAGTAAATTACGGACATATTCACTCCCTCCATTTAAATCAAAGAAATCCTTCTGCTCCTGCGTGCATTTAAACCCGATGAACGCATTTAATTTCGTCATTTCTCGCCACCGCCAATTTATAACACCCCCAAGCATTTGCAGTTATCGGCCGGGGATGTAATATAGCATTAGACCATATAGTCTTGAAATGAGGAAATAGAGGAATTGCACCACCGCCACATATAACAATAGCGTCAAATCTTGGTTGAGACTTCCAGGGACCAATCATAATCTGTTGGACAACCGCATTAGCGAGGTTTTTATAATACGGCGCCGGATTTATTAAGTCCAAATTATCCTCTACTTGATGAATTAGTATGTCTTTCTGTAATTTAATTTCCTTTTGCATATCATTGTAGGCCGCCCACATACCAAGTGGCGCAAGCGTATCAGATAGCTCATCCTGATAAGTCATTTGGTACATGGCCGTAACATTAGTTGTTCGACTTCCAACATCAATCACACCAATGTTTTTGAATGAATAGCCATCTATGACCCTGCCATTATTATCTAAAAACAAATCCCATGCCGCGCAGCCAGCTTCCGGAGCAACAGTCACGTCTACCACTTCTAAGTTGACCACTTTAAAAGGGAATTTTATCCTATATATTCCTTCTAAGTTTCGTGCGAACGTTTTTCTTTGCACGCGATAGTCGGATATAGGCAGGCAAGTAACCGGCGAGCAACTAAGATATTGTCGATCAGATAAATATGCAGCCATGGTCAACAACACTGTCTTAGTCACATCATGTGTTGCTTTTTTCTTTTCATAGCCTATAAGCGTATCCGAATATTTTTTTGCTAAATTTCCCACAAATGACCATGAATCATTAATGGTTACATCTAAATCATCAAGGTGTTCCTTACTATTCACCAAAGATCTTTCACGTCCAGGTGCAACAAACGCAGGAATAATGATCTCCTGCCCATTCGCAACCGCTTTTCCGTAATGATTGCCTCCATTAAGTCCGGCCAACATCATAAACCACCTCCGTTAAATATTTGGTTTAACCGATGGTTTAATATATGTATCATTGGCAATAATGTTGCATATTTTAGCTATTAAGTGGGCAAAAAAAATAATACCCTAATCTTTAGGGTATAAAAGGAGGTCTTGCATATTGGCATTTGGGAAATATCCTACCAAAAGCAACCACATGTGTAATAACTGACTACCATTTGGAATATGGCCGGTGTTCTCCCATTTACAATACATCGTATACTCTACTTGGTAAAACTTTGCCATTTCCTTTTGTGTAACTTCTTTTCCTTTTAGAGCAGCTAATTGCAGTCTCCAATAGCGGAAATTGTTTTTGTTCATTTTTCACCTACCAACTAGCAGGAATACTTTGGTTATTTATGGTAGTTCTATAAATTAGTTAATATACCTTTAGGGAGGATGTTTCTTTCATGAAAAAAAAGATCACCGTTCTATTTATGGCGATAGTCTTATCATTAATTTTCACCTCAGTAGCTTTTGCAAAAGCCAATCAATGGAAAGATAATGCTTTCGATTTCTCCAACATAAAAAGGATCGTTATTCTGACTTATTCATTTGATCAAAGCGTTCTTGATCAATATGCTAGTCAAAAAACGTCTGATTATATTGCCGCTGAACTCGAAAAGCAAGATGTCCAATTTATAACCCTTGATCAAGCCATAAGACAAATGGGTAACGATCTAAACATTGATATGGCCATACTCAAAAAACAAGATCCAAATCAGTTTTTTGATATAATTGCCACTAACATTTCTAAATATGCAGATGCCGGCATTAAAATCAATGTATATCAAATGGGTTGGGTAAAACAATATATTCCTCCTAGTTCATTTAATTATACCAGCTATAACACTTCTTATATAAATGGGTATAATAGTAAAGGAAATAACTTTTCAGCTTTTGTCCAAACTCCACAAACTAACCAAGTAACAGTGCCAGGTGGGTATGAAGATTTCGCAACTGCATCAATGGCAATGTCCCTCTATGATTTAAAAGATGTAAGATTAATATGGGGATACTCCGATTACAAAAGCGATCAATCTCGGCCATTAAAAAAAGCTAGCCCAGAGCACTCCATGAAAAAACTTACTGAAGACGCTTTTAAAACATTGCCCGTAAAGAAAATAAAAAAATAAGCCGTCCACCCAAACGGGCAGACGGCCACTTCACATTTAACTATTTCATTATTGGAAACTGTAGCCCTCCTGTAGCTGTTTTCTGATCACCATAAACCCACCATGATACATTCTTATATAGTGGACCGTTCATCTGCGCTGCTGGACCGTTCACGCCCCACCCGACACCTAAATTCATAGCAGGCTTTGGCGTAGTAAGGTTGATGTGCATTTCCGTCTGCTCGGTAACAACTATTTTTCCATTCTCAAATTTGGTATCTTCCTTGACGTTTGCCGGGACTTCAAACTCCTTGCCGTTTACTTTCACGTAAACTTTGCCCTGGCGCTTGTCGAATTGCACATCCGTCTTTTCGGTAACACCTGTCTTTTCATCTATTTCTTTCGGAACATAAACGACTTCTTTCGTGTGGATATTTTCTCCCTGGACATATACAACTTGCGTTTCACCATGCCTTGAGGCTTCACCGGCAGTATTTAAATTAATAACAGGCGTGGTGTTTTGGCTCTTGATATGTTGCTTCCATTCTTTATACTCACCGTAGAGGAAACACCCCAACGTAGCAACTAACATACCGCATATAATAAACTTCCAATTATCCCTTATAAATTGTTTAATCATTAATTAACCCCCTTGTATCATGTTTGAATCTGGCATTCAATTCATCACGCTTGGCATCGTTGAAGTTTTCGATATTAGAAAGATAACCGGTTATACGACGCACTCGGCAAATTGGTGACTTTTCTATAGCTTTAACTATAATTTCTTCATCTTCCAAGCTGAGCTCAATTCGGGCTATTTGCCTACCTTTTGCCAGCCACAGAAGCCTCTCTTCTGCGATAATACCCTCTACCTCTTGTTGTGTAATCTGCGGGTCCGCGGTTACCGGTATACCGGTTATTATCATGTCCATCTTATAAACCGCCCTGCCTATACCAATTTGCTTTTCCACGAAGAACATTGCCACCTTCACCCGGCTCAACGCCAGGGAAAAACCATAAATCCCAACGTTCACAACTATAACCAGGCCCATACATGCCGTTAGGATGACCATTATACTCGTATCCAGGATTAATGCCATCAGCATTATTAGCTGCTTCAGCATGTGTCATAACTCGATCAACATCGATTGTCAAATCTAAA